TAAGCCTGTAAACGGGAATCTTCGGCACTTTTTCTGCCTGTTTGAAGCAAAATAAGTCACGTGTTTCAACAAAAAAGACGGTATCTCCTACAGAAAAACATCCTCAATACAACTCTCACAACCAACAAATGCAAAATTTAAACAGGCTCTTAGTATATTAGAATGAGCGCTCGGCATTGTTCGTAAATATTAGACTCTCCGGAAGTTGAGGTTTATCGCATTTTCCTGTTTCCCTCAGTTTGGCTGACAAAACGGGGTCGGTAATCGGATAAGTTACCGGTCTTATTGCTCCTTATCTCAGCGATAATACTAAATAACACTCCGTAAGCGAGTGATAACACAGTTTCTCCTCGGAAGGCTTTTCCTTTGCAGTGTCAATTGAAAAACGAATGAAAATGAAACGAATACTTTATTACTCTCTGGTTTTACTTACTGCCGGTAATGGGATGTTACAAGCGCAGAATTGGATTCATGGAAAAGTGGTCGATAAAGAAGAACGACCGGTAGACGGGGTGGCTGTCGTGTTGCAAACATTGGATTCTACTTATATAGATGCAGTCGTTACGGATAGTCTCGGGGCATTCATGTTGAACAAGGAAGCCGGTCCGAACTATCGTTTGTTGTTCCAGCATCTGCTGTACGAGCCGGTTTGTAAAAAAATCTCGACTGCTGATGCCGGTACGATAAGCCTGACTGAAAAAGATTATGAACTGGAAGGCGTTGTGGTAAAAGCCGAACGTCCGCAGGTCAAAGTGGAAAACGGCGCTTTGAGATACGACGTGCCCCAATTGATGAAAGATAAGGCGGTCAGTAATGCGTTCGAGGTGGTGAAACAGATACCCGGTGTGATCAGTACGGACGATGCTGTCCAACTGTTGGGAGCCGGCAGTCCGAGCATTGTGATCAATGGGCAGTTGACCACGATGTCGGTCGATCAGTTAGTCGGTTTGCTGAAGACAATTCCTGCTTCGCGGGTATGTAACGTAGAGATCATGTATAATGCACCAGCCAAGTATAATATCAAAGGAGCTATGATCAATGTCGTATTAGATAAGGAAACTGTCGAAAAGAATACTTTGCAAGGAGAAACCGGTGTCGATTATTTGCAGCGCCATTATGCGGAGGGGAAAGTCCATGGCAACTTGCTTTACTCCACATCTCGTTTCAATATAGATTTCTTAGCCAATGGGGCTAAGGGACGGAACTATATGGGAGAGGAGATCCAGGCCCTCCATACCCTGAAAGATCAGGTAACGGAGGTCAACCAATCGGGACGTGGCACCCGGAGCGGCATAGATGGAACGATGCGTTTAGGTATGGACTATACTTTCAAAAATGACGACAGGCTCTCTGCTGCCTACTATCTTACGGCCGGCAAATCCGATCTTGAGCGGACGGCCGTTACAACCTTCCAGGCATTGAAATCCGGACAGCCGGTGGAAGAACGCCTGAGCCGTACATACATAGAGGGAAACAGTGCGTTGCACAATGTCCGTATTCAATATGACGGTAACTCCGGACTGATGGCGGGTGCGGATTTTACGCGTTATCATTCACCCGGCTTCCAGACATTTGTCGATCAAAGCCATGAAACGACAGTGACGGATATGCAGAATAATTCCAAGCAGGATATTTCACAAGGAGCACTATTTATTAACCATAGCCACACTTTTGAAACCGGGTGGGCGCTGAATTACGGTGTCCACGGCGGTTTCACCTCTTCGAAGACTTATATCGATTATCTATATAATAAAGGTAACGGCTATGAATTGGCTCTTGATGAACTTGAAAATAACCGCCAGAAAGAGTATAGTGGAAATGCCTTCTTGGAGGTGTCCAAGGATTTCGGTTCGCATTTCTCTGCAACAGCTTCTCTGAAAGTTGAATACTTTAAATCGGATTATACCTCTAACGGGATGAAATCCACACTTTGGAATGATTGGACCTTATTCCCGAATGCGACGCTCAGCTATACGGTCAATCCGATGCACATCATCCAATTGGACATAAGCAGCGACAAAACCTATCCGTCCTATTGGGATGTGACGCCGCAGGAAAGCCCGATCAACTCTTATTCCGTTATCTTAGGCAATCCTTCCCTGAAGCCTTACCGTTCTTATAGCGGGCAGTTGATTTATATCCTGAAGCAGAAATATACGATTCTGGCTTTTTGCGACTATGTGCCCGATTATTTCGCCCAGTTGCCTTATCAGAATACCTCGGAACTGAAAAACGTTTTCCGGTATGAGAACATGGACTACCAGTTGCAATTCGGTGTAGGGGTGATCGTTCCTTTCCGGGTCGGCGAGTTCTGGAACAGCCAAGTGACTTTGTCCGGTCAGCGTATGCAGGAGAAGTTGGACCATTTTCATGATCTGTCTTTCCATAATGAGAAATACACCGGGCAGTTCAAGATGGATAATACGTTTACCCTTTCCAAGTCTCGTCCGAATTTGAAGCTGGATTTGAATGGCTATTTCGTTACCGGAGCCGTGCAGGGAATCTATGATCTCGGTCATCTCTATGATGTGTCTTCTGCATTGAAATGGCAGTTTGCCGACGATCGTGCTACTCTGATTCTGAAATGTAACAACATCTTCCGTAGCAATATGCCTCATACGATGGAAATCAACCAGTCCGGCCAATACAGCCGCCTCTGGAAACTGGACGACCAACGTTGTGTAACGGTTTCTTTTGTCTGGAAGTTCGGCGGTTATAAGAAAAAGCAACATGAAGCGGTGGATGCTTCCCGATTCGGCAAATCGATGTGATCTGTTCTTTTGACATTTAGATAGGGAAAAGAGGGTTGAACATGCTTGTGTATTATTGTCGTATTCTAATTTGAGTGTCTCTCAAATAGCCTACGAATCAGGCTATGGTAATGTTCCATACTTTATCAAGCAATTTGAAAGTATAACTCGGCAAACTCCAAAGGAGTATCGTATTTCTCTTTTGCAAGGTTCGGAGAACCGGATAAAAAGTAGTACATTTGATGCCCGATAACAATTAGAACAAATGGCAGAAAGAGGAAAAAATACAGGAGGAAAAGGGAGGCAGAAACAGGTTGTAGTACCCGATATGGGACGTTTGCAACCACAAGCCCGTGAGTTGGAAGAGGCGGTGTTAGGTGCTCTGATGCTTGAAAAGGATGCTTACTCCATCGTTAGTGAAATATTGAAACCGGAGAGTTTCTATGAGAAGGCACATGAGAAAATTTATGCAGCTATCGTAGATCTGGCGATCAGCCAACGTCCGGTGGATATGTTGACCGTCACTGAGCAACTGAAGAAGCGAGGCGAATTGGAAGAGGTAGGTGGCCCGTTCTATATTTCCCAGCTGACCAGCAAGGTGGCCAGTAGTGCCCATATCGAATATCATGCCCGTATCATCGCCCAAAAATATCTGGCGCGTGAGTTGATCTCCTTCACTGCTATGATACAGGGCAAGGCTTTTGATGAGTCGATCGATGTGGAAGACCTTATGCAGGAAGCGGAAGGAAAGCTCTTTGAGATTTCTCAGCGCAATGTGAAGAAAGATGTTACCCAGATCAATCCTGTCATCAAGGAAGCGATGGTTATGCTTGAGAAGGCTGCCAATCAAAAAGAAGGGTTGAGCGGTCTGCGCACCGGTTTCGAAGGATTGGACAAAATGACGTCCGGATGGCAAAATTCCGATCTTATCATCATTGCCGCCCGTCCTGCGATGGGTAAGACGGCTTTTGTCCTTTCGATGGCTAAGAATATGGCGGTAAACCATAACACGCCGGTGGCTCTGTTCTCTCTTGAAATGAGTAACGTCCAGCTTGTCAACCGTCTGATCGTGAACGTATGTGAGATTCCGGGCGAGAAGATCAAGAGCGGGCGTTTGGAAAACTATGAATGGGAACAGTTGGACTTTAAGATAAAAGAATTGTATGATGCACCGATTTATGTAGACGATACGCCGAGTCTTTCGGTATTCGAACTGCGTACGAAGGCTCGTCGTCTGGTGCGTGAGCATGGTATTAAGATCATCATTATCGACTACCTTCAGTTGATGAATGCAAGCGGTATGAGCTTCGGCAGCCGTGAACAGGAAGTAAGTACTATTTCACGGTCGTTGAAAGGATTGGCGAAGGAACTGAACATTCCGATCATTGCCTTGTCTCAGTTGAACCGTGGTGTCGAGGCACGTCAAGGGGCGGAAGGAAAACGCCCGCAGTTGGCCGACTTGCGTGAGTCCGGTGCTATCGAACAGGATGCGGATATGGTTTGTTTTATCCACCGTCCTGAATATTATAAGATAACGGAAGACGAACGTGGTAATTCCTTGATCGGTCTGGCGGAGATTATTATCGCCAAGCATCGTAACGGTGCGGTCGGAGATGTACGTCTTCGTTTCAAGAGCGAGTTCGCCAAGTTCATGAATGTGGACGAAGATGTTCCGGTTCGCGAGTTCTCCTCTAATATGAATAGTTCAGGCCCGATGGAAACAATGCCGCCCATACCACCAGCCGGTACCGATTTCTTGGCTCCCGGCAATAATGAGGTTCCGTTTTAATAATTCTATCCTCTTTTCAAAACATAGGTGTTTAGTATAAATAATTATTTAGTTTAATGGAGTGATATGGCAATTTGTGTTTTCAGCAATTTAATGCCTTTTTATTCTCTTCATTAACCGGATTCTTTCCTTCCGGTGTGTAGAGATGGTCGATGCGAGAGGCATATGCTTTTTCTATTTTCCCGCGGACGATCTTCATCGTGCTGTTGACCATGCCGTTCTGTTCGGTGAAAGGCTCCGGCAGGATAGCAAAAGCTGCAGGCAGCCAGCGATCGGGGAAAAGGGCGGACAGGTCGCCTCCCTTGCGGAAACGGTCTATCTGGGATTGGATGATCCGGATTGCCTCTTCGCGTCCTTTATCGGATGAAAGATCAAGATACTGGTGCGTCAGATGCTTCTTCAGCCGGTCTTTGTTAGGGACGACGAGGGCAACGGTATAGGGACTCTGGTTGTTATACAGGATCAGCTGGTCGATGCAGGAAGAATGTTCGACGAGTGCCTCCTCGATCCCTTCCGGACTGTATTTTTCCCCGTCACTACCGATCAGCAGACTTTTGAAACGTCCGAGGACGTAGAGCAGACCGTCATGCCCCATATATCCCATATCCCCAGTGTAGAGCCACCCGTCGCGTACGGTTTCGGCAGTTGATACCGGGTTCTTCCAGTAGCCGGCCATCACATTCTCGCCCCGTATGACGATCTCTCCTTTTTCGCCTGCCGGGAGTTCTTTTCCGTCGGCATCGCATATTTTCAGGTCGAGCGGACGGACCAACATACCGCTGCTGCCGAAGGTATGCCGGTGCGGGCCGTTGGTGGAAATTACGGGAGTCGCTTCGCTTAGTCCGTACCCTTGGTACATAGGAAGTCCGATTGCGTAGTAGAACTTTTGCAAGTCTTTATCGAGCAGTGCGCCACCGCCGATGAAAAACTTCAATTGTCCGCCGAAGTTTTCACGGACTTTCGTGAAAAGCATGTGGTCGAACAGGCTCACGAGCGGTTTCAGCAGGAATCGGACACCACGTCCCTTGTCTTCTCTGCCGTCTCCGTTATAGATGTAAGCCACTTTGAGGGCAAAGTCGAACAAACGGGTTATATTCTTGCCCTGGGCACGGATACCTTGTTCGATATTCTTTTTGAAATTCTTGGCCAGTGCCGGGACGCTCAGGATCAAGTAGGGCTTGAACTCTTTGATGTTGACCGGAATGTTCTTTAATGTTTCCAGCCCTGTCCGTCCGACTTGTACTGTTGCTACGGATGCTCCTTTCGACATGAAGATATAGAAACCGACCACATGCGCGAAACAATGGTCGAGTGGGAGGATTATTAATGTGCGCCATGTATCGTCGATATCGACACAAGATAGGGCTTGCTCCACGTTCGCCGTATAGTTACGGTGCGTCAGGATGACACCTTTCGGGTCGGCCGTCGTGCCTGAGGTATAGGTAATCGTCGCATAGTCGTTATTCTGTAAGGATTGTCCAACAGCAAGGAAGTCTTCCAGAGAATGAGATGCCAGATATTCTTTCCCCATCCGGAATACTTCGGACCAGGATATTTCTTTTTCTTTATATTCCGGCAGTTCGTCTATCACAATTATTTTTTCGACTAAAGGCAATTTATCCATGATAGCCCGTATCTTTTTGAGTTGGTTGCCGGAAACCAGGATATATTTCACATCGGCATGCACAAGACGGAACAGCAGGTCGTTCGCTTCTTCGAGCTTGATGGAAAGCGGGACGTTGGTCGCGCCGGCATAGAACATGGCCAGTTCGCCGATGATCCAAGCATTACGGCCTTCCGAAAGGAGCGCCATATTGTCGCCCTTCTTCACTCCGAGAGCTATCAGTCCGGCACCGGCAGCGTAGACTTGTTGCTGAACTTCTTTATAAGTGGTCGGTTCGAAGGCATCCCTGGTTTTTTCCCACAGGAAGGGATTGTCGGGATATTGTTTTACCGAATTTTCGAAAAGGTCTATAATTGTCTTCTTCATATTATTTATTTTTGTATTTGTACTTTCCCGATTTCATCCAGGTAATTACAAGCCACCTCTACCGTTGGTACATTCTTGATCACGATACTGCGTTTTCCGTTCTGTTCGCGAAGCGTGCATTCGCGTGGATGCTTTTGGATGAAGCCGAGCAGCTTGTCGAAGGCCTCGCTTTCGTAGTAAGGACTTTCGGGATTAGTGACGAGAAAAATGCTCATCTGTCCTTTTTTCAGAATTACTTTTTCCATACCTAACGTCTTTGCCATACGGCGAAGGCGAACGACACGGATCAGTTCTTTCCCTTCTTTCGGCACTTTTCCGAAACGGTCTTTCAGACGCTCGGTAAAAGCAAGTATATCACGCTCTTCCTCCATCTTGTCCAGTTCACGATAGAGGGAGACACGTTCGGAGTCATTCGGGATGTAGGTCGGAGGGAACATCAGTTCCAAATCGCTTTCGATATAGGTTTCACGGACATATTCGCTACCGGTGTCGGGGCGATTTTCGGTAGCGTTGGAATACAGGTCGGCAAATTCTTCCGCTTTCAGTTCGTCAACGGCTTCTTCCAGGATTTTCTGGTACGTTTCGTAGCCCAAGTCGGCGATGAAACCGCTTTGTTCGGCACCTAACATATTACCGGCACCCCGGATGTCAAGGTCCTGCATGGCGATATGGATGCCGCTTCCCAACTCTGAAAAATTCTCGATCGCCTGCAGACGGCGGCGTGCTTCCTGCGTAAGACTTGACAAGGGTGGAGAGAGGAGATAACAGAAGGCTTTCCGGTTACTTCGCCCGACACGACCGCGTAGTTGATGCAGATCGGACAATCCGAACTGTTGTGCATTATTGATGATGATCGTATTTGCATTCGGTACGTCGATGCCACTCTCCACAATGCTCGTGGCGATCAGTACATCGTATTCGTAATTGACGAAATCCAGAATGATCTTTTCCAGCTTCTCCGGTTCCATCTGCCCGTGACCGACAGCGATACGGGCATCCGGCACTTCACGTTTGACAAGCGCTTCCATTTCATAAATATTTTGGATGCGATTGTTGATGAAAAAAACCTGTCCGTTACGGCTCATCTCGAAATTGATGGCTTCTCGGATGATGTCCGGGTTAAAACGTTCTACCTCTGTTTGAACCGGATAGCGGTTGGGTGGGGGAGTCGTGATGCTCGACAAGTCACGGGCTCCCATCAACGAGAATTGCAGGGTACGAGGAATCGGAGTGGCGGTCATGGTGAGCGTGTCGACGTTGGCTTTCAGCTGGCGTAGCTTCTCTTTGACGGATACGCCGAATTTCTGTTCCTCGTCGATAATCAGCAGACCGAGATCTTTGAATGTGACATCTTTTCCGACGATTCGATGGGTGCCGATGATAATGTTGATATTTCCTTCTTTCAAGTCTTTCAAAGTTTCCCTTATCTCTTTCGCCGTACGTGCCCGGCTGATATATTCGATTCGGCAGGGAAAATCTTTCAACCGTTCGGAAAATGTTTGATAGTGCTGGAATGCTAATACTGTAGTCGGGACCAGCACGGCAACTTGCTTGTTGTCCGAAACGGCTTTGAAAGCGGCACGAATGGCTACCTCCGTTTTCCCGAAGCCTACATCTCCGCAAATCAGTCGGTCCATCGGACGGTCGTTCTCCATATCGGCTTTGACATCGACTGTTGCTTTCATCTGGTCAGGGGTATCTTCGTAGATAAAGCTGGCTTCCAGTTCGTGCTGCATGAAACTGTCTGGACTGTAAGCGAAACCTTTTTCCTGTTTTCGTTTGGAGTAGAGGAGAATCAAATCGCGGGCGATATCTTTTACTTTTGACTTGGTGCGTTCTTTCATCTTCTCCCAGGCTCCTGTTCCGAGTTTACTCAGCTTGGGCGGTTCCCCACTGTCCTTGCCTTTATACTTGGATAGCTTATGGAGAGAGTGAATGCTGACGAATATAATGTCGTTGTTCTGGTAGATCAGTCTGATGGCTTCCTGCATTTTTCCGTTTACTTCCGTACGGACTAGCCCGCCGAATTGTCCGATACCATGATCGATATGTACGATATAATCGCCGGTCGTGAATTGGTTCAACTCCTTCAACGACAGAGAGAGTTTTCCACTTCTTGCTTTATCGCTTTTCAAGTTGAATTTATGAAAGCGGTCGAACAACTGGTGATCCGTGAAAAGGCAGACACGCAAGGTCTCGTCGGCAAAACCTTCATGGATGGTCTTGTTGACGGAGGTAAAAGGTATGTCGTCTCCCCGATCCTCAAAAATGGCCCTGATACGGGTTGCTTGCTTTTCTACATCGCTCAGTATATATAATGTATAGCCGTCTTCTAAATATTTATGGAAAGACTCGCTTACCAAATCGAAATTTTTATGATAGATCGGTTGTGCTTCCATTGAGAAAGTCAGGGTGGCATCGGCTACTCCTGTAGGCCGCGTACCAAAATGGAGCCGGCAGAAACCAAGTGCCGCATGTAGAAAATCCTCTCCGGTAATTAATTTGGCCCGCAGTTGCTCGATGTTGGCAAACGATTCTTCGTCCCCGGTGATTGGTTCTTCATTCCAGATACTGCCGATACGTTCTTTTACCCATGCCATGTCTTTGCTAGCGAGCAGTGTCTCGGATGGCAATGAATCTAGTAAGGATGAGTTGGTCCGGTTTCCTTTTGTCATTTCGGGCACGATATAGATGCTGTCCAGTTTTTCTTTGGATAGCTGTGTTTCCACATCGAACGAACGGATCGTCTCTACTTCGTTTCCAAAGAAGTCGATACGATAGGGAAATTCATACGAGAACGAGAACACATCTAAGATACTGCCGCGCATCGCATACTGCCCTGGCTCATAAACATAATCTACCTGCTCGAAGCCGTATTCGTCCAGTACGTCAGAAACAAACATATTGTCCAACCTTTCGCTGACACTGATCTTCAGCGTGTTTTCTTTCAAGATCTCCCGTGAAATTACTTTCTCCGCCAATGCTTCCGGATAGGTGACAATGATGAAGGGAGCAGTCGGATCCTGCAGCGTGCTGAGAACTTCTGTCCGCAGGATTTCGTTGGCTGGATCCACATGTCCGTACTTGATAGCACGTCGGTAAGCGGAAGGAAAGAAATAGATTCCGTCACCTCCTGTGAGTTGCACCAGATCGTGATAAAAGTAGCCGGCATCCTCTAGGTCATTCAACACACACACATAACTTCCTCTTCTTTTTGAAAAAAGAGAAGCTATTATCATTGCGGCCCCTGAACCGTTCAGTCCTTTCAGAAATATATTGCGGGACGTTTTGTTTTTTAACAGGGTATTTAATGCCGCCACTTGCGGATGGGCGGCATATTGTTTTAGTAAATCTTGTACCTCCAACGGATGAATTGAAAATTGATAATTATATATGCGCAAAATTACGGAAAATGTTACAATAATCTTCCTAAAACCAATGAAAATATCTACCTTCGCGCTTGGGTTGTCAATTGAAATGAGCAGGATCTTCTCATTTTCAATTCTCAATTCTCATTTTTCAATTAAACAGTGGATTATGTCAGACAGTATTGTTAACTGAAGCATATTCTTTGTAATGCTAATCTCCCATAACTGATTATTAAAAAGGTTATTGTGGCTGTTTGAGATATAATGACTTAGGACTATTTGACCAGTTTTTACCTCCTTACATTGCTGGTTTAACATGGAAGTCTTGCCAGAATAAAAGGCTCCGTTTACAAATAGTTTACAGTGATGGCTTATTTCAAAGTTTGTGTCAGGGGGAAAAGAAAAGATAATACATATCCTATTTATATCAGGGTAACTCACCTTCGTCAAGTAGGATATATCAAGACAAATAAGGTATGCAAAGCTAAGTTTGTTCGGAATGGTGATATAACAGACCCTTATATCATTAAAGATGTGTATGTCCAAATAGAAACTTATTTGGATCGTTTGAATCGTGTCAATACGGAAGGATGGGGTTTGGAGAGGGTTATGAATTTTCTTAAGAATGACCGGGACTCTATTTCGTTTTCTGACTTTGGCCGAGAGTTTATCTTGAAAATGGAGAATGAAGGCCGGGGAAGAAGTGCGAAAAACTATCTGTTAGCTCTTAAGAGCATGGAGAGTTACTTTGGTAACCCAAATATATCTTTTTCCGATATAACGTCCTTTTTTCTGAAGGATTGGATTTCTTCTATGAAAAACAGCAGGCAGAAAAAGAATGCCTATCCGAATTGCGTGAAAACCATGTTTAGGGCCGGATGCGATAAATATAATGACTACGATACCGGTGAGATGCGCATCAGGCATGATCCGTTTCGTGTGGTAAAGATACCTCCTAAGAATATTGCAGACAAGAAGGCGCTGCCGGTAGATGTTCTCAGGCGTTTTTTTGATGTTGATATTACCTCTTTGAAACCAAGTAAGCGAGGTATGCCACCAAGAGCATATATCGCCAAAGATGTATCATTGTTGGTGTTTTGCCTGGTTGGAATAAATACGGTGGATCTTTACAATTTGGGCAAAGGTTGTTATAAGGATGGAAAACTCTGCTATAATAGAATGAAGACAAAGGGGCGGAGAGCTGATGAGGCCTATATTGAGATAGAGGTTCCGGATTTAGTAAAACCTTTGTTTCTTAAATATCAAGGAAGAGGGGACTGGCTGTTTAATTTCAATGAAATATATGCTTCGGATAAAACTTTTAATGATTGCGTGAATAGAGGAATAAAGGATATTGTGAGATTGGGTGGTTTACCTCCTGTTTCTACATATTCATTCCGGCATTCTTGGGCTACAATAGCTCAGGTTGTTTTTGAAGCAGGGCTAGATGTTGTTGGGTTATGTCTAAATCATGCGTCTCCGCTCCGGGTTACGGCTGGTTATGTAAAAACAGACTTTAGTATCATTGATCGTTTAAATATTAAGATACTGAGGTATGTCTTTGAAGAAAAAATAAAAAAAGGCGGAAATAATTTGTAGATTAAGAAAAAGCCTCTATATTTGCGGTTGAAATAGCGAGTTGGATTTTGAACGAAAGTTTGAGGTCCAACTTTTTGTGTTTATATATATTGTCTTAAACTTTCTTGTAAATATCCGATAAATAACCACTTACCTGGTGCCTTCCATAAAATTAGGCACAATGACAATATCTGTTTCAAAAAATATGTTGCTTGCGAAATTGCAGCAACTTTCTCGAATAATTCCGTCGAAATCTACGACTCCGATAGTATGCAACTACCTGTTCGAAATAAAAGATGGACGGTTGTTTATTACGACTGCCAATGACGAAGGCAGGATTACGGCCAGTTTGGAATGTATGGCAGAGGAAGATCTTTCAATCTGTGTTCCTGCCTCCATTCTTGATGGGCTGAAAACATTGCCGGAGCAGCCTCTTGATATTTATATCAATCCGGACAATAAATCGATTCTTATTAAATATTATGGAGGTAAATTCGAGGTCGTCGGATATGATTCGAAGCCTTTCCCGCAAAAGAAAAAGACAGAGATTCTTGACGAAATCCGGACTACGGCGGAAGAATTCAATAACGGTATCTCCAAAGTGATCAATTTTGCAGCTGCAGACGAACTGCGCCCTATTATGAACTCCGTATCTATTGAAACGGCTCCGGGAGAAATCATCTTTGTTTCTTCTAATGGACATGGGCTTGGTTTGTTTAAGAGAAAAAAACAATGTTGCACAGAGACCTGTTCGGTAATCATCAGCCGACAGATCGCATCTGTTTTGAAAGGGCTGATTCCGTTATCTGAAGAAGAACTAACAATTAAAGTAGGAAGCGATTGGTCGGAAATCTCTTTCGAGGATTACGAAATTTCTTTTCGTAATGTGGAAGGTCGTTATCCCAATTGGCGGGCTGTTGTTCCGAAATCCAACAATCTTGAACTGAAAACGGATACCAAATTACTATTGGGAGCCATAAAGCGCACTTCTGTATTTTCAAGTAAAGTATCATGCCTTATAAAGTTGAGTGCCCGTTATGATAAGCTTGTTGTATCGGCCCAGGACTTGGATTATTCCACTTCTGCGGAAGAAACCATTCCGGTAGAATTTGGAGAAAGGGAGTTTATTATCGGTGTGAAAGCGACTTTGATACAAGATATGATTTCTTGTATTGACGGCGATCGTTCGATACTTTCTTTCGGCACTCCCAGTACCGCTATTCTCATTGCCCCGGAGAAGCAAGCCGAGGGCGAAGAACTTACCTATTTATTAATGCCCATGACAATCCAGTAAGTTATGAAAGAGTTCAAATCAGATAGTAAAACTGGTAAAGAAGAATATGAACCTGATTCGTCAGAAATTGATAGCATAAATGATTTAGTTGAATGGAATATATAGAATTTCTAAGAAATAAGATGGCTATCAGCCATCAAACAGGATTTGAATTTAATTCGGAAGAAATTACCCCGACATTATACCCTCATGTAAAAGATACCGTTCGTTGGGCGGTTGCCGGTGGATGCCGTGCTATATTCTCCAGCTTCGGTATGCAAAAGACAGTCACCCAGCTGGAAATACTTCGGGTAATCTTGAACCATAAAGGAGGCAAGGGATTGATCGTTTGCCCTAAGCGTGTGGTAGTCGAGTTCCTAACACAAGCGGAACAACACTTGCACATGAAAGTAACCTATGTCCGAACTATGGCAGATGTGATGATATGTCCTACCGACATCATGGTAACAAACTACGAACGTGTGCGTGATGGTGAGGATGGAGTGAGAATAGATCCGTCCTATTTTACTGCAACTTCATTGGATGAAGCCAGCGTGTTGCGCGGATTCGGCACCAAGACCTATCAGGAGTTTCTACCGTTGTTCTCGGGTGTCCCTTACAGGTTTGTTGCTACGGCTACACCTTCGCCAAACAGATACAAGGAACTTATACATTATGCTGGTTATCTTGGTGTGATGGACACCGGACAGGCTCTTACTCGATTCTTTCAGCGAGACAGCACGAAGGCGAATAACTTGACACTTTATCCGCATAAGGAAAAAGAGTTTTGGTTGTGGGTATCTACATGGGCGTTGTTCCTAACCAAGCCTTCCGACCTCGGTTATCCGGATACTGGCTATGAGTTGCCAGAACTCCGCGTACATGAAGAGATTGTGAATGTGGACAATTCTACGGCTGGAGCTGATCGTGACGGACAGGTGAAAATATTTCGTGAGGCTGCTCTCGGACTTGCTGACGCGGCAAAAGAACGCCGAGATAACATGCAGGAAAAGATTGCCCGTGTGGTAGAGATAATCAATCGCCCGGAAAACAAGGACGACCATTTCCTTTTATGGCATGACTTGGAAGCTGAACGGCAGGAACTATGCAAAGCGATTCCAGGTTGTAAGGCTGTCTATGGTTCACAAGACGATGAAGAAGCCGACAAGGTAATATCCGACTTCAAAGATGGCCGGCTGAAATACCTTGCAGCTAAACCGGAGATGCTTGGTGAAGGTCTGAACTTCCAGTATCATTGTCATAAAGCAATCATGTTCATTGACTACCGCTTCAATGATAAGTTCCAAGCGATAGCCCGTATATACCGCTTTATGCAGCAGCATCCCGTTGATCTCTATCTGGTCTATGCCGAAAGCGAGGGTGAAATATTTAAGAGCTTCATGCAGAAATGGGCACAACACCGGGAAATGGTCGCAAATATGACTGATATTGTCCGGCATAACGGTTTGTTCGGTTTGCAGGCCGAGGAAAAGATGATGCGCTGGATGTTCGCCAGTCGGGAAGAAAAATCCGGCAAGTTGTGGAAAGCAATCAATAACGATAATGTATTGGAATGTCAGAAGATGGAAAGTAACTCTGTAGATCTGATCGTAACCAGTATCCCGTTCTCAAATCATTACGAATACACGCCTACATACAATGACTTTGGGCACAATGAAGATAACGATAAGTTCTTTGAACAGATGGATTATCTTACACCAGAGTTAATGCGCATTTTGAAACCGGGTCGGTTGGCCTGCATCCATGTGAAAGATCGTGTTTTGTTCGGCAACGCCACGGGGGACGGTATGCCAACTATTGACCCGTTCAGCGAAATGACTGTATTTCATTGCATGAAGCATGGCTTCCGATATATGGGGCGCATTACGGTCGATACTGATGTGGTGAGGGAAAACAACCAGACCTACCGTTTGGGCTATACCGAGATGTGCAAGGATGGTTCCAAGATGGGAGTCGGATGCCCTGAATATGTATTGCTATTTCGCAAGTTGCCTACCGATACCTCACGTGCTTATGCCGACCGGCCTGTTAAGAAGGACAAGAGCGAATACTCGCTGGCCCGTTGGCAGATCGATGCCCATGCAAGTTGGAAGTCTTCCGGCAATTCATTGTTGTCATACGAAGATATGAAAGGTGCTGGAATAGATAAGATTCGGCATTTGTTCCGTAACTACGAACGTGAACATATCTACAACTATGAAGAGCACGTTTCATTTGCTGAAGAGCTGGATGCATACGGGAAACTGCCAAAGACATTTATGGCCGTTGATCCGGTAAGCAAAAAGGATTGGATATGGGATGATGTGGTTCGTATGCGGACGCTTAACACCAAACAGTCGCAAAAGAAACGACAGAATCATATTTGCCCTCTTCAGTTGGACATCGTTGAAAGGCTGATTGAACGGTATTCAAACAAAGGCGAATTGGTATTTGATCCGTTTGGTGGTATTGGAACCGTCCCTTATTGTGCTGTCAAGTTAGGCCGTAGAGGTCTTTCTACGGAACTTAATTATGACTATTGGAAAGATAGCCTTACTTATTTGCGTGAGATTGAAATGGAAGTCGAGGCTCCTACTTTGTTTGATTTGATGGGAATTCCTGAAAGAATGACTGTATAAATATGCCAAGAATTAGAACTATAGTACCGGAATTTTGGGAAGATGAAAGGTTTTCGAACGTATCTCTTCCGGCTTGTCTGCTTTATATAGGCATGAAAAACTTTGCTGATGATAGCGGTGTCATTTTAGCTAATGAAACTATCATCAAGTCGAAAGTCTTTCCTGCCCGCGAAGATATTCGTAAGCAGCAGGTTTCTGGGTGGCTGCAAGAACTGATTGAAAACTCTATCCTTGTACCTTTTACATTCGAAAACAAAAGCTACTACGTGATGGACTTTTCCAGTGAGCGCATCGACAAACCGCAAAAGTCAAAAATTCCTGCAGAAGTAATAGAAAACGTTCTTTCGGGCAAAAAACAAAGCAATTCGGGAACATTCGCGAATAATCCCGAACAGTCGGGAATGTTCGAAACTACTCCTGCTGGAAAGGAGAGTAAAGGAGAGGATTGTAAAGGAGAGGAGGGTTATACGCGCGCAGGCACGCACAACCCTGACCCCGAACCGGAGAAACCCAAGAATGAAAATTTTGAGAAGTTCAAGCAATGGATTGCTGCGAATGCTCCTAATGTGGCTAAATTGAAAGAGCCGTTTACGGAAGAACAATTCGAACGGATAAAGCGAGATTTCCCGCTTCAGTTAATCCAGGACACTCTTGTCTCGATGCACAACTATCGAGAGTTACTCAAAAAGTACGTTAGTGCAAACCTTACGTTCCGCAAATGGGCGAAACGTGATTTAGAAAAATATCAAGATGAACAAACAACAAGCAATACAACTGTTGTCACAGATAGACTCAACAACAGGCGTACTTCCTCCGGAACTGATGCCGAAAACAAGAGACGCGAGCGTGAGCATCTTGGGCACCTTGCCGATGCCATATTACAACAGTCTGCGGCCCAAAACAGTAAATGACGTGTTTGATAGCCCAAGCTGCTCTATAGCGGCTATGAACAAAGAATTTGGAGAGACGCATCTTCGTGGATTTATGGTAAAAGTCTTGAATGATTTGATAGATTTTTTCAATGTCGGAAAATCGATCGGAGCGGTGCAAGTCGCACAAACAGTTGATCTGATTATTGATGAATACTATTTCTTTAAGCCTGATGATTTCAAGCTATGTTTTAATCGGGCGAAAAAGGGATTGTATGGAAAGGTTTATGATCGGATAGACGGGGCTGTTATCTTAGAATGGCTTGGCCGGTATGAGAAAGAAAGGGGGTCTATGGCCATGGATGATAGTATCAATAATTCCAAAAGCTGGGATATACCGGAAGGCGATAGGACTTCTAAAACATTGGAACAGGCGTACCATGAGTTTAGGAAGTATGATTTTGAACGAAAATATAAGGTGTGAATATTTAAAAACAAGGAACTATAATGCAAGAAAATAAAATACAGGCCGGTAATACTGAACAGGTTTTACTATCAAAAAAGAACTGTCACCGTGCATTAAAAGTGGTGAATATAGTGAACCCAGAACAGGGTGAATGGCTTTTTTCTTGGAGAGGGAAAAAGTTAAGAGAGAATTTAATGCATTGTGACTATGCACATATCGCAATTCGAATTTCCGACAACGAGGAAGTTGTTATTTATGACAAAGACTTAGGCTTCTGGGCTGTTACAGAGTGGAAATACGATGTCAACCTTGAAGAACTTTGGAAATGCGCTTGTGACGCTTTTTATTCTACGAGTTTCAACCCGGAAGAGCGAGCCGCTCTGTATATTCGTGATTACGAAAAGGAATTGAATGCCGACCTTGAAAATATGCCGGAAAATGAGAAGGAGCACTATATTACGAAATACAAAGAATGGGTTCGTACTTTATTTTACAAACATTCTCGTATAATGAGCGTCATGATAACAGGGCCAGCCTGTTTCCCTTCAAGACGAAATGAAAAAATGAATAATTATTATGATGGTGCTGTAAATGATTTTAATACATGGAGAGAAAAAGTACTCAAGGCAATAGCTCGGAGGATAGAGGAGGCAAAACCGGAAGAACAAAAGAATACCGAAGAATGGCTTTCTGTCAAAAGTGAGATTGACAATATTGCATCCACGTTGAAAGATATTGATACGGGTGTAAACACATATAGCTACCGACCTTTATTTGTGTCAAGCCTGTACGGAAAGCTAGAACGCATTGCCAACAACGGAAAGGTTGATGTAATAGTCAAATCAACTGAATATATCAAAGAACTCAACGAAAAGCTTCCGAAGCCTATTTTTACTAATCGTCATAAATTCTGGAAGCTCGTCGAGCTTGCCAATCAATCAATTGTAAAGCAGGCCGAAAGAGAGAACCAAGAAGATGCGGAAATATTTTTCGATGGTGGCCGGGTAATCAAAAACTATTCAGAGGATAGATTGCAGATAGTTTTCGACACAAAGCCGCAGCCAGACGTTATTTCAAATCTCAAACATAACGGTTTTCGTTGGTCACCCCGTTTTTCTGCATGGCAACGCCAATTGACGAATAATGCTTTTTATGCTGTCACTTGTGTGGTCTCTGTTACCATTGAACAATTGATAAATGAATAGTTAGAGCAGATTTATCCTTCTAAGGTATAGGTCTAAATCAACGTAATTTAAAGGTTTGTGCTGATAAATATAAGAAAAAAGTTCAATGTGTAAAGTACTTTTTCATCGGTAGAACCAAGTATTAATCGTATATTTGCATTAAAATGAAAGAGATGAAATATAAACTACATAGTGATGTTTTTCCCCATTATATTAAGTATATGGGATCAAAGACTAAAATTTTACCATTTGTTATACAAGGAATTGAAAGTGTTTATCGAGGGGGAAAAATATGTGATCTATTTGCTGGTTCATGCTCGCTTTCTGGTGCATTAGGAAATCAACTACCTATTATTTCAAATGATATTCAGTATTATTCTTCTGTTATAGCAAAAGCATATCTTACAGATTGGAATAATCAAGATGTTTTATTAGAAGATATTCTGTTAAAGGCTAAAGAATACCATCACAGATATTATAAAACATTGGTTTTGGATTATTTGTATGCATCTGACATGACATTAGAGGATTTTAATAATGTTGAAATAAGAAGTCAACAACTGATTAATTCCCAGTTTAATAACGATTGGCATCTATTTACAAAATATTATTCAGGTACATGGTGGAGTGTTGAACAATGTACTTGGATAGATTCTTTGCGAATGGCTATTGAATATTATCGTAATTCATCTGTATATAATACTCTTCTAAGTTGCCTTATGTATGCTGCTGCTTACAATAGTCAAGGAACAGGACATTATGCTCAATATCGGGATGCCAAAACGGAATCTGCAATGGCTGATATCAAAATATATCGATCAAAAAGTATTCTGGAATATTTTGTACGAAAGGTAGAGGACGTGTTGGGAAAGTTAAGGACTGAACCTAATCATTTTAGCCATAAAATAATTGCAGAAGATTATATAAGTTGTTTGAATAATTTAGAAAAGAATATGACTGTATATGCTGATCCTCCATATTGTTTTGTGCATTATAGTCGTTTTTACCATATTTTAGAAACTATGGTTCTTTATGATTATCCTGAAATACAGACAAAAAATGGAATGTATGTTAAAGGAAGGTATCGAGTTGATCGACATCAGTCTCCGTTCTGTATTCGAACTCAGGTCCAAAAAGCTTTTGATGATATGTTTTCTGTAGTGAAGCAAAAAAACAATTCGTTGGTGCTTAGTTATAGTGATACAGGTATGATATCTGTTTATGATTTGGAACAAGCAGCATTGAAATATTTCTCAAAATCACAAATAGAACTTTGGGCTATGGATTATAGTCATATGACTATGGGGCGAAAAAATGATTGGAAAAGAGATGTACAAGAAATGCTTTTACTGATCAAGAATAATAAATAGGATAATACCTTATTCCTGTTATTTTGCTTAAAATCAGGAATAAGGTATTTGGAGTTTATGAATTTTCATCGTATAATTTATCAGATATACCAAATACTAAAATGGGACAACCTCCCCCGCTACCGCCTTCAATTCGCGGAGTTAATTTATCCATATGGGTAGTAGAAGCTCCGTATGATGTCCCTTTTCCTAATTTATTAAAGATATCTTGTAATTTTGAACAGCGTGTAATAATAATAGCAACGCTTATAGCTCCTCTCTCATGTAAAAGCCTATAATTATTTAGATCTCTATCATAGAAAGGATCTTTGTTATTCCATTCAATATCAAGAGCAACACGATTTTTGTAACAATCTATTTTGTGTGTAGGAGTGTCATGTTTTTCCTCATCAATGATAAGTTGTGTTTTAAACATTTTTTCACTCCACCCCTTTTTATATAAATAGGAATCAAGTGCTTCTGAAATAGGACTTTTTCGCCCTCCAGGAGCGATTATTGCACTTTTTTTTAAGGTAAAAGCACTTAGCATTTCTACAACTTCATTGTATTCTTCGGGGAAGTCAACATTCAAAATGGCAATGGCATGCCTATATTCATGAACCTCATATTTATCAATGAGTTCAGGAGGAAGATTTTCTATACTCATAATGATAATTTTGATATTAATTGTTTACAAAGAAAATAAATAAAAGTCTTTATACAAAATCAAATATGGATTAAAAATAAAAATATGGTGATTGTATATTTTGTTGCCGAATAATTTACTTGAAATGTAGTGATATATATATAAGATGATTCTTGGTTATTCGCTTATCTGTCGAATAGAGCTTTAACAAATTGAGTAGGGATTGATAAAGAGATAAGTATCAGTGATGTAATCAGATTAGGCTTAGTTATGAAAGATGTTTTTTAAACTAAGTGAAACATCTTTCTTTTCTTATATATCTTAGTTAAAATGGGATATGAAGGAACATTGTTGTATTATCTGTAATAAAAAGACTGTATCAATAATCAATACAGAAGAAGGACCGGTTTGTTATAATTGTTACTCTGATAAAAAGATTCCTCCTAAGTCAAAACAGCATCATGACAACGAAGAAGCTCGGATTCAGTCGGAGTTTTTCAGCAAGGTTCCTTTATTTTTTCCGAACTTACCGGATCGACTTCTTTTTGCAGTCCCGAACGGTGGTAGCCGACATAAAATAGAAGCGGCTAATATGAAGCGCCAAGGCGTTAAACGTGGAGTGGCCGATGTAATCCTTCAGATACCGAAAAAGGGATATGCTTCTCTTTGTCTAGAGTTCAAGACATCTACAGGTAAACAGTCTGCAGAGCAAAAGGAATACCAACGCCAGGTTGAAATGGCGGGTAGTAAGTATGTGATTGTTCGGAGCGTGGAACAGGCTATCCGGGAACTGCAACTGTATTTAGGTTAATAGATTTCTCCTGTTATATTTTAGAATAAAAGTTATGGCTGAATTGAAGTATGACCCTCGGAATTATCGTATCCACACAGATAAGAACAAGAGATTGATCCGTAAAAGTTTGGAGGATTGTGGAGCGGGACGTTCTATCCTTTTCGATAAGAATGATTGCATTATAGCTGGGAATGGTGTGTATGAGCAAGCGCGAGAATTGGGCTTACCGGTTCGAATTGTGGAATCAGATGGTACAGAATTGATAGCTATCAAGCGTACCGACCTCTCAACAGAGGATTCTCGGCGTAAGGCGCTTGCCCTAGCTGACAATTATACCTCTGATACGTCTGTATTTGACTTTGACGCGATTGTTGAAGATTTTGGTGCCGATGAGTTGGACGCTTGGGAGTTCAACATTGATGATTTGAATATTGATGATGTTTCAGTAAACGATGTAAAGCCAGATAAGGGACGCGTCGGTAGCTTGAAAGAACGTTTCATTATTCCTCCTTTCTCAGTACTTGACTCTAAACTTGGAAACTGGCAAGACCGGAAACGTGCCTGGCTTGATCTCGGTATAAAGAGTGACGATGGCCGGGAGAAGGAGATTACATTTAACCGATCAGCACAACCACCCCGAGTATACGAAGCCCGTAACGTAATTCGTGAAAAAACAGGTGTCGATCCGTCGTGGAACGAACTACAGAAGTATTGCCGGGATCATGGTATCCCGTTTATGGATGGAACCTCGATCTTTGATCCGGTACTGTGCGAGCTGGCCTACCGGTGGTTTAATATTCCCAATGGTTGTATCCTGGACCCATTTGCTGGTGGCTCCGTTCGTGGTATTATTGCATCCATGTTGGATATGACTTATTTTGGTATTGATCTAAGGCCGGAGCAGATCGAAGCCAACTGTAAAAACGCTGCTGAAGTATTAGGGGATGAGTTCGGCGGGAAAGGCGGCCATAAGTTCGCTCCTCTGTGGCTTTGTGGAGATAGTGTAGAGATAGATGCCCTGGCAGAAGGTTATGAGGCAGACTTGGTTTTTAGCTGTCCTCCGTATGCAGACCTAGAAGTGTATAGTGATGATCCAGCAGACCTATCGACGATGGATTATCCTGAGTTCCTGCAAGCGTATAAAGAAATCATCCGGAAGAGTTGTTCACTGTTGAAGCCTAATCGATTCGCCGTGTTTGTAGTAGGAGAGGTTCGCGATAAGAGTGGTGTGTATCGGAGTTTTGTTCCTGATACGATCGCTGCGTTCCAGGAAGCAGGCTTGCATTATTACAATGAGATGATACTGGTTAACAACATAGGTAGTCTGGCTATGAGAGCCGGAAAGCAGTTTAGTAATAGTCGAAAGATTGGTAAGCAGCATCAAAATGTGCTTGTATTCTATAAAGGGGATCTGAGTAAGATTAAGGAGAATTTTCCCGAACTTGATTTCTCGAATGATGATTTGTTTAAGGAAGATTGATAAATTTGGCGAATAACTAAAGAAAAGGATATTCGCCATGAAAATAAAATTATGTATGATTTATCGTGAAGTTTTAGCGAAGAGATTAGAACGTAAACGCAAGCAGTTAGTGGAGTTGGAGAGACAGATAAATAGTGAAGGTGTTTCTTCATCGGTGGATAAGCGTAAATATATTGAGTTGAAAGCTATCGTGAATGAATTGGAGAATTGTCTTGATATGGCAGATTCTATGTTTAAATTTAGTAAGGAAGAAAAAGGAGAGTAGTATTTAATGGCAAAGTATAGTCAAAAATTAGTGGATCGGATTTGTTCTCTTATTCGGGAGGATAGCTATACTATTGCCGAAATCTGTGATTTGGTCGGTATAAACAAGGATACTTATTATACTTGGATGAAGACGAAATCCGACTTTTCCGACTCTGTAAAAAAAGCGGAGGATGCACGGATGCAATTCTTTGTTGCCGAGGCCCAAAAGTCTTTATTAAAGAAGATTCAAGGCTATGAGGTAGAGGAGTCGAAGATCACGTATATCGATAGTGGGAAGCCTGTGGTTGATGAGAATGGGAAAGAGAAGCAGAAACCTAAGATCAAAGAGAAAACGATAGTCAAGAAGCATATCCAGCCGGATACTGCTGCGATCATTTTTACTTTGACAAATGGAAATCCGGATCGTTGGAAAAACAGACAGGATTCTAACATTAGTGGGCTTACTCCCGTAAGTAAGTTTGAGAGAATGACTGACGAGCAATTAGAGGATTTTATCTATGGAGAAAAACAGAAGAGAGATATTGTTGTTGATGGCGGAAGCGGCGGATGTGCTAAGACGCCGGAAGGCGAAAAATGATTTTTGGTCATACTGCTTGTATTATGATCCGAAATTCTTCTCGAAACGCCTGTTCTTGAAGAAGGTGGCGGACGCTTTCACTCGTGTATATGAATCGTATGTGTCGGGTGTGATTCGTCGGCTGGCCGTCTCCATGCCGCCACGTGCCGGGAAGTCCTATATATCATCCTTGTTCATTTCGTGGATGCTTGGCCATTTTCCGGAAGAGTCGGTCATGCGTAACTGTTGTTCCGATACACTGTATAATAAACTATCTTATGATACACGCGACATTGTCCGCTCTTCCCGGTTCAAAGAGATATTCCCGGATGTGCAATTGCGAGGGGATAAACAGAACGTGCATGGCTGGAGCTTGGAAGCTGCCCGGCAGGTGAGTTACTTCGGGGCTGGTGTAGGCGGTACGGTAATCGGTTTCGGTGCGTCTATGTTGGCCATGACCGACGACTTGTATAAGAGTTTGGAAGATGCACTATCTGACACCAATAACGAAAAGGTCTGGTCTTGGAAGCAGGGAACACATGATTCCCGTATCGAGGGAAACTGTTGTTCGATCGACATTGGTACACGTTGGTCGGCTACGGACGTTCTTGGTCGTATGGAGGAAATGGGGAAGTATGACGAGATTATCCGTATCGCAGCCCTGGATGAGAACGACCACTCTTTTTGTGAGGATGTACATACGACAGAGTATTACCATGAACTACGAGAGGAAACGGACGATTCCATCTGGTGTGCCGAGTATATGCAGGAACCGATCGAGGCTATTGGGTTGTTGTTCCCAAAATCAGAATTGAACCGCTTCAAGCTGGCAGATATCGAAGGTAAACAGCCGGATGGCGTGATCGGTGCTACCGATGTGGCCGACGAAGGAGACGACGATTTCTGTGCACCGATTGCCAAAGTATTCGGTACAAAGTATTTCATTACCGATGTCCTGTTTACGAAAGACAATGTCGAGATTACCGAACCGAAGTTAGTTTCCTTGATTCTTGACACCCGCTGCGACAATATGCGTATCGAAAGCAATAACGGCGGCCGTCTGTTTGCTTTGAATGTCCGTAAGGCTGTAAAGGCAAAGAATGAAAAATGTATCATTCAGGCGAAACCGACAACAACCAATAAGGATACACGTATCTTGTTGAAGTCTGGTTGGATTAAGAAGCATTGTTATTTCCTGGAAGAAAGTGAGTATAAGAAAGGTTCGGACTATGACCGATTTATGAAAGCGCTTACCAGCTATAAGAAAGAAGGTGGCAACAAGCATGATGATGCACCGGACGGTATGACGATCCTTGCCGAGAATGTAGAGTTCATCGGGTTATGTAAGGCTAACTCTGTACGTCGGGTAGCAAAAGGACGATAAGTGGCAAAATGAAAGTGTTTTTCCGATATTTGTAACACGTATTAGATAAAATCCCGATATTTTTCTATCACATACTTGCGTTTTGATATCTGTTCTCGGTTTTTACATTTCAAAGTGAACTTGTTTAGACTGGCCGTATTGACAGCGAAAAAACATTTGTTTTTATATTTTAGCATAAAACGATTATGCCAAGTATAAACGACATTCTTGCAAATGAAGATTTCGGGCAGGTAGTCAGTACGTTATGTGTCGATACGATTGAATACCGGGAACCAAGAGAATATTACAGAGAATACCACGGTGAGCGCCGGCGACGTAAAACCTCTGTCGGTTGGCGTGAACCGAAACGGTTGGCTGTCTATTCGGAAACCTTGAAAGATAAGAATGGTGAGCCGTTACGACTGGAAGATAAGATCGTAGATGTAGCACGTATCGTTACCAACTTCCCGAAAAAGGAGGTGCGTACCTCTGTCGCTTTCTTGTTTGGCGGGCAAATGACGATTACGGGAACTGATCAGAACGATGGTTTTCAAGAATTCAAACGTGTATGGGAACGCCGATTAAAAATGCAATCCGTCTTGAAGTCGTTCGCTCGTAAGGTGCTTTCTGAAAGTAAGGCTGCTCTTGTGTTCTATCCGTATACTTCCAAAGGATTAGACGGCAACTTGATTACGGAGTTGAAGGTGAAAACGCTTTCCGTTCCCCGTAATGAAAATACTTTCTCTGAATTTTATCCCCACTTCGATGATAACGACGATATGGATGCCTTTATTCATCGTTACCAAGTGAACTCTAATGGTATGATCCGGAACAGTTGTACAATCTGGACAGTAGATAAGATTATTACGGCTATCGATGAAATGGGTGGCTGGGTAATAAAAGAGGTTCCCAATCTATTCGGAAAGATTCCGGTCGTGTATGCAGATGTTTTCCAACCGGAATGGGACGAGGTTGCCGGTATCATGGATGCGCGGGAAATGCGTTTGTCCCGTATGGCCGACACTAACGACTACTTTGCGGAACCAATCTTGAAAACGTATGGCGATTCCGATTTACCTTCTAAGGAAACAACCGGGAAAGACCTTAATTTCCCCATTAAGGTCGATGAAGTATCTGGCAAGGAATATCATGGCGATGCCGATTATTTGACATGGACTGGCTCCCAGCCATCTGTAGATAAAGAATTGGAAGAAACGAAAAACGAACAATTTGCTGGTACATCTACGCCGGATCTTTCTTTTGATAACTTGAAAGGCATTGGCAACCTGTCCGGTGTCGCTCGTAAATTCATGCTGATGGATGCAACTATCAAGGCGAGTGAGAACATGGAAACGTTCGGTCCGGTGGTTCAGCGTTGCGTGTCGGTCGTGTTGGCTGGGATATGCAATATTACCAACATCAAGTACCGTCCTCAATTGGTGAACAACCTGATCGATGTGGAATTTGGTTCCATTTTGCCGGAAGATTTGGCTGAAACCCTGCAAACCCTATCTATTGCCAATGGTGGCAAACCGATTAACGCTCAGCGCACGGTTACGGCTCATTCTCCGCTAACAGAAGACTTGGACGAAGAAATGAAGCTGATGAAGGAAGAGGAGGATACGGCTGCGCAACGTAATAACATGGTTGGTCTGACAATGGGATATGGAGAATGAAAGAACTATCATTTCATGAGCGACAATTCCTGCAACGTCTGTTCCGGCAACAAGGCAGCATAAAGTATTCGTTTGACGAATTTGTCCGTAGGGTCGGACCTCTTTTGGCTAAATGGTCGGATCATGGCGGCGACCGGGTATGGATAGGTAATGCTACTATTGAGAGGCAAATCGAACGGCTATTGGATGATTTACACACGCAGCTCGTAAGCAATATATCCAATACAGTTACCGATGTATGGAATTTAGGCAATAGGAAAGCGGATGAATTGGTAACGGGCTATATTAAGGATATGGCTATCTCCACTACGCTAAGGGAAAAATTGTTTTCCCGGAATGCCGATGCGCTGAATACTTTATTGAAACGTAAAGATGAATTTGGTAAAACCATATCCTCCCGTGTCTGGGACATAACGGATGGGGCCATGGACAATCTGGAGTATTACCTTTCTTCCGGATTGTCTTCCGGTCGTCCGTCGGCGTTGATCAGCCAAGATATACGGCAATTGCTAAACGAACCCAACCGTCGTTTCCGACGGGTAAGGGATGCGAATGGGAAGCTGGTTCTATCCCAGCCAATGAAAGACTATCATCCAGGACAGGGTGTTTATCGTTCGTCTTACAAAAACGCCCTACGTTTAGCAGCAACGGAGACCAATAAGGCTTTTCGAACTGCCGATTACGAACGTTGGCAGAAAATGGACTTCGTGACTGGTTATGAGGTGGAACGTTCACCATCGAATCATGGTCCGTGTCCTGTGTGTGATGCAAAGGCGGGGCAATACTCAAAAGATTTCAAGTTTACGGGCTGGCATCCGTTCTGCATCTGTATAGCTACGCCGGTCATGATGGATCATGGGGAGTTTGCGGAATGGTTGCTGGGGGATGGAAAGGTTGAAAGAGATAGTATTTCAATCCAATATTCAAAAGATAGAACGAAAGAGCTGCAAAATTGGGCAAAGCAGTCTTTATTGAATGGCTCATTCTCTCATAAAGATTTTCCGGTACGAGTTAAAATGACAGGAAAGTCTATCAAAGAGTTCTTGAATCAGCCTCATAAGTTCAAGAAAGAGAAGAACGAATTGATAAAAAATATAGGAGCGATATTTGCCGGTTCGGATTACAAGGGGTATACTGAATACCATAAGGATAATCCTATGATTAAATATTCTCATGTTTTTGAAATTGAGTTGAACGGAGAGAAAAGTTGGATTATTGTTAGAGAAGATATAACCGGGAATGCCGTCCTTTATAGTATATCGGATAGTGATAAGGTCTTGACTGGCATAAAAAAGAAGTAGCCCGATAGACCATCACCGTAGAACTACAATCCACGGCTGAATCTATCAGACTACTTTATGTTTTTAGAAGAATGATTTTCAAATAGCCCCCTCGGAACTGCAATCCGAGGACTTGTTTGTAAACCACTTCTTTTTGCAAAAATATAAATAATCTCCTAATTGTCTAACGATTTCGGAATTTTAATCGTTAAAGTCAAGAATAAGCTGTTTCCCGTTGGCCTTCCATTGCTCAAATGAGTAGTCTACCGTCATGTTCATTTGCTTCGTTGCCTTGGCCAATTTGTTCTTCGCTTCATGGAACTCCTTTTTGAGGATTTGGATACGGGCCCAGTCTTCCGCTTGCCGTTTCTGCTTTTGGTTGACGAAGCTGGCGTAAGAGGCGAAATATTCGTATAGGACATGATAACATTGCATCCGATACGTTCGGACAGCCTCTTGTGCTTCCGGTTTTACATTTTTAGGATTGATAGTAAATAACCAACCAAAGATAAATTCCATCGGTAAGCATACCATTTCTCTTTCTTTTCCGTCTGTGGCAACTATTGTGCTCAGCACAACGGTTGAAGATAAATCTTCATCATTTTTTATTTTGGTAAATTGTGAAGCATAATCAATTCCCAGTGCTTCACAAATAGGTTTGATGGGAACCAACTTCTTTGCATCATTACCGGCCATGATAGCCACATTGTTTACTTTTGCGATTTCTCTTGCATTTAGTGATAACTTTTTCATATATCCGAAAAAAGCGAGGGCAAAGGGGATTCTGTAGTAAAGTGGCAGTTTACAGAATACACCCGATGCCCTCTAAATTTCCTACTGACGCAACTGCCACGTAACGTCTTTCTGAAATAATATATAGATCAGAAAAACTTTTTCCGAAAGCAGATGGCGATACCTTCTATACTTTCGCTTTTTGCGTCTTGATGTAGTATAGCATTCCTTCGGTTCTTCCGATTTCTCGACCGGCATCGAATGCGGCTTGCAGTTCAGGTGTGGAGTACTTACCCATTTCGGAGGGTTGGGCCGTCCTGTTGCCGTTACTGTTGTTGGCGGCATTGGAATCGTTGGAATTGATAAGCATAATCAAATTCAATAAAAAAAGGTATTCGTGCCTTTCCTGCTGCTTATCACATTCCAACGGATGCTGTGGTTCCATTACAGTTCCACACAGGGGTACACGAATACCTAATATCGTTATACAATAATGTACGGGCATAAAAAATGCTCGGCATTGTTATGCGAGCGAATCCTACCCGCATCCGTTAGTTAAATATGATAAGCATCGCAAAGATGAACACTTGTTTTCAATTATGCAAGAAAAAACAGAAATACCTTTGCTTTTTCATCTTGTTGTGCTATTTTTGCGTTATGTGGAAAGAAAAATTAGGAAACTATTTGATTGATGTTTCGAAATATATCTTTACAGGTGTAGTGGTAGCATCTTTATTCAAGGATATGGAAGATAATAAGTGGTTGATTTATGGTCTAGGCTTTACGTCTTCTATTTTAGCCTTGGTAGCAGGATTGGTATTAACGAATAAGAAAAAGGAGAATAAGTAATGGGAGCTATAATTGGATTCGCCGTAATAGGCATACCTTGTGCCGCATTTTTGATCTATTGCCTTACGCCTTCAGGCAAACAATGGCTTAGATCCAATCACATGATTTGATGAAATAAATTCTTACAGGAATAATTAGAAATGAAGCCTGCCGGTTGTCCGGTGGGCTTTTTTTTGTGCCCGGAACTTTCTTTCCTCCCTTATATTTTAAACAGAAAACTCTTATGACAATTTTAGATTTAATCAAGGCGGCATGTAAGACGAAAGGCGTGCCGGAGAAGTATGCGGAACGTATTCAGAAGACGTTCAAGATAGAGAAAGTTGAAGGAATGGAGGCTTTTGTGGACTTGTTCAAAGAAAATATCCTTCCGGCTATCCAGGAGGCAGAGAATGAAGCTAAGACTACGGCTGAAACGGCTGCGGTCGCTGCATACGAAGCAAAACATGGATTAAAAGACGGTAAACCGGTGGAAGATCCGGATAAGAATAAGAAAACGGAAGAAGAGCTGTTGAAGGATCTTAGCCCGGAAGTAAAAGCTTATTTGGAAATATTCTTAATCATCTTAAAAATATACACTTAAATATTTTATAATCAATATGTTATAAGAAAGGTGATTTTAGTGGAGTCTCATTTTTCTATTTGCACTCTGTTTCTTTCTTTTCGTTTGTTTGCTTTCAGAGTGCATTCCGAGCAATTTTATCTGCTCTCATCATTCGAAGAATTTGCTCCTAACTTTAACTAACAAATTATTTGCAGCTCATAAAGAGAATACAAATTATTATCTCTTGAAGTTGTATTGCTTGTAGCAAAGATAATCTTTTTTGTACAGGCAGCCAAAAATGCCTGCCTATATTTAGTTTAATTTAGTTTAGCATATATAAGGCTAACAAACTAAACCAAACTGGATTTTCATGTTACTTTTTGTGATTTTCCCATTCTACCCATACAGCCAAAAGAGAAGATAAGCTCTTGCCTCTTTTCTCTTTTCGCTGCGATACTCTTTTACTTCATAGCCACCTTTTACACACATCCGTACCGAGCAAACTCCCACATGCTCGCATATCAACTTTCGGTCTGCCCGATGGGAATTGTGTCGCAAAGGTATTTGCCATGTCTTTATTGTATGCAAGGTTGTAACCTGAAGGTTCACTACAAAATCTCCACGCTCCGCTTCGCAGAGGTAGTATTTTGTAGTGAAACCCTGCATACATAGCCATGCCACCTGTTGAAGCGACATAATTTCAATCAAGCCCGAAAGTAAGTGAAATGCTACAGGAGGGAAAGTAACAAACTTAAAACTTGGTATTTATGGCAAATTATGCAACCAACATTTTCCACGCAAGAACGGAAAATAAAACAGACCTCGACAAAATAGAGGCTTTCTTGGATGACACTTTCAGCGAATTTACCAATCGATATGGTGATAGTGTAGATGCAGAATTTTCCTCTCGTTGGGTGTATCCAGAAGAAGAAATCAAAAAATTGGTAGAATCGTTGGAGGACAAAGATAAAGTCTATATCAAGATTCTAACCTATGAATTTGAAGACGAGTACGTGAGCTTTAGAATATTCTCTCAGGGAGAATGGAAGGTCAAATTAGTAACTGAATGAGTAGAAGAAGATAAAGTAAAATTATGGTCTATCCTACACTTTGCTTATTCTATAAGAGACACACGGATGGAACGATTGTCGGTGATTTCGACAACAAAATCACTGTTCGTTTCATCTGTGGCAAAGAGAGAGTATTAAATACTGTGATGAAGTAATTTTTACAATTTTACAACATAGAAACCATGACACAGATAGCAATGAAATTCGTCCAATGGGATGTGCCCGAATTGGAAAAACTGAAAGATAGCAAGGTTTACAAATTACGGGAACGTCTTGATAATGGCGACAAGTTGAGTCGGGAAGAAAAGAACTGGCTCACCCGCAATGTGAAAGAGTGCTGCCATTTCAAAAGAGGTATCGCTTTAATGGGCTACCGTTTTGACTTCTCCGATGTTCTCAAACGGTATTTCGTGAAACAACACGGACATATTGCCGAATATTATGCCATTGACAAAACCGCACTACGTTCTGTCCTATATGGTCGAATTGAAGATATAATCGAAGTACAATAAAAATCAAAAGAAGCATGAAAGTAACAATTGAACACAGCTTTTGCCCCTATTGTGACGAGGTAACTGAACTTTATTTCCGAATCATTAACACGATTCTTTTTTCTGGCAATGAGGCGGAATTGCGTGAAAGCATGAGACAGTTGGAGAAAAAAACTCCACTTGATGAATATTTCACATACGGTTACGGTGCACGACACCTTTGGGTTTGCCAGCGACGTCCCAGCGACAAAACCAAAATATTCGAGCATCGTATTATGATGGTTGAATTTCAATGACACCTTGGACAAATATCATCGACTGGCTGGAATGGAATCACCCATTTCAGCCTTACTTCCATTTTCCTTTTATAACTTTTTCTTTTGGCTGCGCCACTCCCTTTTGTAGAAACCAGCCATTCGCACAAAGCGAATTGGAAACCACTTTGTGAAAAGTCTGGTTCTTCCTGCCGTTTTTCCTTCCAGTTCCATTTTTTTTCGATGCGGATATCACTATCCTCCAAGGATGGGCTACCTACGCTTCTGTCCACTCTTGGCTGACACATTCCTTATGCAGTGGCCTTTTTTCTGATTGGATGGTATTCTGTTTGTTACAGTCTCAATTCAAGCCAGGCATGTCTCGCTTTGGCTTTGCTATTCTTCACTGACTTTCGGACGGATGTCTCGCCTTTGTGCCGACATTTGGATTTGCTCTTTTTCCTTATCATTACCGGTTTACTTGTTTCCCATTTTCCATAATCGCTTTTTATCGAAGCAATCATCATTTTTCCTCTGCAAAGATAGTATGCCGACGGGAACGACATGGTTGTCTTGACCAATGGCGTAGCCGCTTCAATCTTCCTTTATCGAGCCTTCGATTTTACCTGTGGCTAAAAATAAAGCGTATTGACGCGCTATCCTTGGTGCATCCCTTAAACGACATCTACTTTTTAGGCAGTGTAAAAATTGATTTAATAACTTCTAAAAGCAATTCAACATGAAAAAGATTGAAAACAATTTCACAGTAACCGGATTCTTAGGTAAAGACGCTGAAATCCGAGAGTTCACCAACAGCAGTGTCGCACGTTTCCCATTGGCCGTAAGCCGTCAGGAAAGGAATGCCGAGGAAACCAACCGCATTTCAGCCTTTATGAATATTGAGGCTTGGCGTAAAAACGAGAATACTGGGTCATTCGACCAACTGACCAAAGGTACGATGCTCACCATTGAAGGCTACTTTAAGCCTGAAGAGTGGACCGACAAGGTCGGTGTGAAGCACAATCGTGTTGTTATGGTGGCTGTCAAGTTTTATCCTCCTATCGAAAAGGAGGATGTTCCTGAAAAGCCGGTAAAGCCCGTGAAAAAAGGCAAAAAATAATTCTTGCCTTATCATGAACAAAGCGATCTTTTGGTCGCTTTTGTTTTGCTCATGACCGGATTAATACGCATCATACTTTTATAAGTGACTGTTGCGATGCCAAGCTCCAAATGAAATCTTCACCCGGTAATACTGTTATACTTAGCTCCACTTGATGAACAGGCAGATTACGATTTTCAATAGAAAAAAGAAGACTCTCTCAATTCCATACCTCTGAGCAGCTTTCCAGTCCCTCTTATAACCATATATTCTTCCCAAAAGTGAGGTTACGTCCGCCGTCCATTAATTTTACAGTGCGAAGTTAAGTCGGACGTGAACCTGCAAGGCGCGTTTCATTTGCAGTCAATGCCGTTCAAATGAAATCCTTCGGATTCCGCTTCCTCCTTGCATTGTTCCCTTCTTCCGCCTTGTGGTTTGCACGTAAAATCAAATCCCACCGGACGAGGTAAAAGCCTCTGAAGGGAAGGGAAAATAAAAAATTAGAATGTATGAAACAAATAATTTGGTCAAGTGATGCTCTATTGGATGAAACAGCAAGAGAGTATTATCAAAATTTCAAGCGAGAAGAACTGGACGATGATGCCTACAAGGTCAGCGATGAAGAGTGGTCGGACGAAGTGTATAATGAATTGGGGGATGAGCGGCAGAACCTAAACAAGGATGTCAATGGAGTCATTATTGCATTTGGAGATTTAGGATTGTGGAACGGACGCAAACAAGGCTATCAAATTTTGGGTGACAACATTGCCGGGATATTACAATCTACACAGTATGATGCAGAGTGGTACGGTGACGGCTACGATATACGAGGCCGTATGTCGCACCATGATGGCACGAATTATGTTTTGTACCGTGTCGCTGAAAATCGTGACGACGCAGAACAGATTGCCGCAAAAATCTACAACTATGAAATTGACGAGAATGGTTTTCGCCAAGTTACACGTTCCCTCCACCCCTATGTGGCCGCAGTGTATGGCTGGAAAACTCTACAGGACAACCTCGTTCAGGTAAAATAGCCTGTAACCTGTACTTAAACAAATGCCGTAACGCTTTCTCAAGAGGCTGTTACGGCACTTGTGTTTTATGCCGTATATATTCTGCATAAAATGTGGTGGGAAACTATTCCTTTTTACACATTTATGAATGTTCCCGCCCAACTGTTGTAGGTGGCCGCTTGTGCCAGTTTCCTTTTTTAGACTCCGGCCCTCCTTTATAGCCCCATCCAGCTACCCCCTATATTTCTATCCCGCAAGCCTGGTTATTTCCCTGCAAAATTCGATTGCCGGCTGTCCGTCCTGTCAAGGACCGCTGACACTTGCTGCCGTAAAATCTTCCTCTCCGAAATATCGAAGAGTGTATTTTCCGCATCCTCCTTGCCCGTTCTGGCCGCCAATCCCGTGGGCAGAAAAATAATCAACCTTTCGGTACAGGAAGTATCGAAGGGAAATAAATAAAATATTAATCTTAAAATTTGAGGCATTATGACATTCAGAGAATTTATGTTAGAGAACGGTTATGAATTGCAAACAACCTTTTGGAATGATTTTTCCATTGCTGACCGATTTGGTCTTTCGGCGATACAGGACACTTTCAACCGTGCTTTTAAGGAGTGGAAAGAGAACTACAAGTATCTCACGGAACTGGTTTTAGTGCTTAACCATAAGATATGGCAGTATTATGAAACAAGGCCGGAAATTGCGACATTGTATAATACCCTTTGGGCACAAGCCAGTCAATATGCAATGGAGTATCTGAAAGATGACGAGCTAAGCTATTATTATGATGTAACGGATTAAATGTCCCAGCTACTCCCACAGGAACAAAAGAAAGCCGGCTTTTGTCGGCTGCTCTTTGTGGTCATTCCCTTTTTTATCACTCCGTTTTACCCTTGTATAAAACGAAATTATTTCGTTTCAGGCTGCTACCAGTCAGGACTTGTTTTTTCCTGTGCAAAGGTATTGCCACGGAAAAACATTCAAGTACCGCTACGCTATTTGAACACAATTTTTCAGTAGCTTTCCCGATTTTCAATCGCTCAAATGTCGTATACGCTCCATACCGCAACTGTAAAAATTCTGTCCAAATTCCTTGCCTGCTTTTCCTTAAAGGCAATCTTGAATGCACGTAAAAATCAAATCCCGACTGGAGAAGCCTAAAGGCTTCCGAAAAAAGGGAAAAAAAGAACATGATGTTTAATAGCTAAATTTTAAAAGTATGGAAATTCAATTTGTGATTGTTCGTTCAGAAAATGCAGAGTATTTGTGTCACAATGTAAATGGAACGTATGTGGATGTCAGCGACCCATCAACAGAATTTGTTTCTGGAGAGGATGATTTTCGCTTGGTAGAGCCGGACAGCTCCCTAACGCGGAAAGAATACGAGTTTCGTGGAGAACGCTTTTATCTCATGCCTCAATTTTATGGCAATGGCTGGTTAGCACTTACTTTGCAAAGTGTGGAAGATGAAACAGAGTATATCGTGCTATCCGTCAATTTGGAGAGCATGGATGCACTCGATTTGCCAGACCGTACATTTATTGATGTGAATCATTATCCGGATGCAATGGAGTTTCTGGAGACAAATAATTTAGCGACCTATTCAGGTTACAAGCGTAGAAGCGGATTTGTGGAATATCCAATGGCGGTATTGAATCTTCCTTTGCTTTATCAGCACGCCCCGCAGATTTTCCAAGAGGCGAATATCGAATGTTTTTAAATGGTTTTCTGAAAGTATGGTACTGATGACTACCAAAGAGATACCGTATCGGTTAAATCCTATCGGTATGGTATCTTCTTTTGCCCGAAGACAGGTGGCATCCCCCCTTTTTTACAGATTGCTCCGTGCCCACTTTTTTAATTTCCTTGTTTCCCTTTTATAGCAGCGTAACTGCCTGCTTCTCTTTTACAGCCCTTATGTAATGAATGTTGATGTTTCCTGTCGTTATCCAGACTTTCGCCCGGTCTTGTTTTCGTGTGCAAAATTACGGCGAACGAACGCTATCCAAGTATCGCTACGCTATCCGAAATGAAATTTGACGTAATCTTCCTAAATCATAGATTTCGGTATTCATAAAATTTCATTTCCGATTCCTTGCACTGCGTTCCTGCTTCGTCGTTTGGGACGCACATGAAAAACAACCCTTCCGGCAAAGTCGAAAGACTTGAAAAAAGGGAAAATAAAAAACTTAATTAAAAACGAAAACGAGTATGACAATAGAAGAAGTATTACAGCACGATTTAAAATTCAGATATATGTTATTGGGTCGTTTGCAAGCCGACTGTGAATATTATCTTGGCTTTGGAAACAAAAGTTCTCGTCGTTTGTGGGCTGGTTCTGAAAAGACACAAATTGAATACATGACGAAAATTCACGACAGCTTCCGAGAAAACGAAAAACCCGAATGGCTGACAATGGAGCAAATCAAAGAATACAGCAATGCTATGGGAGTAACACAAGAATAATTCAAAAAAAATACCGTAATGACCTTTAACGGAGGTGTTGCGGTATTACAGTATTACAAATAAGGGTCGGAGTTTGAGAACATACCCTCTTATAATTGAGAGGGTAATAATAATCCCTCTTTTATAATTATATCATTCTATTCCTTTTTTATATTTCTGCAAAAGGAATAGCATTCTTCTTTTATATTAATTATTTTTCATTTTATCTCCCATCTATTCTTCATCCTATCACCGGTTTGGTTTTATCAGATGCAAAGGTCGGCTATCGCGCTTGATCCTGCTACTTGAAGTGTATTTCTTACAAAATTCTTCCTTCCTGCGCAAGAGTAATTTGGCAAGAAAAGTTGCCGTATGAAGCTGTATCGACATCCGTTTACCGCATCCATAAATCCCAAAACGGTTCAATCAGTAAAGAACCGACAATATGGGAAATAAAAGTTAATACTAACCAATTCTTTAAACATTAAAATCATGCCTAATTATGTAACAAACCGTTTAGAAATAAACGCAGACAGAGAAACAGTACAAAATGTGATGGATTTCTTAAAAGGAAAAACTGATGAAGACAGTACGCCTTGCTATATTGACTTCAACAACATTATCCCTATGCCAAAGGACTTACTGATAGAAGCGTCCACTTCTGGGGAATTTGGTATGCAGTATATCATAGCACAGCAACGTAAACCGTTCAATTCACAGGACGACCTGAAAGTCATTCAATGGATGGAAATTCAGGAGGAAAAAGTCAGGGAAGAAGCATTACAACTTGGAATGACATATCTGAGAAACTGGGGAAAATACGGTTATCCTACTTGGTATGAATGGTCTATTGCCAACTGGGGTACAAAATGGAATGCCTTTAATCAGAATTTTGAAGAACCGAACGTGCTTTGGTTTGATACGGCTTGGGAAGGTGTGCCTCTGCTTATCCAAACACTCTCCGAGATATTTCCGGACGTCGAGTTTCAATATGCCTATGCGGATGAAGACCTTGGTTCCAACGTGGGCAAAGGGACTATCCGAAATGGAGAAACCGACATGACATTCCCCGATAACGGAAGTAACGAAGCCTTTGAAATTGTCTTTTTCGTAAAACCGGGATTAGAGGAATACTTGGAACTGACAGACGAGGGGTATAGGTGGAAAGCCTAAACATCTCCGGACAGACAATATCCGACATGTATTCAGGGTATATCTCAACCGATATATCCTGGATTCCTGTTGCCGGAAGCTCCGTTTATATTTATTCCATTCCACTTCCTTCTTACAATTTCACGCCTCTTGAACCAGTCTTTTTTGACCGTATTTATCCCATCCCTTGGCTGGCCTACTTATCATCTTTGAAGCTGCTTTTACTGAAACCGCCAAACACGCCCTTCAAGAGCTTGCCGACAACCCAGAATACCAGCAATACAATTATAATATCTCCCATAAGTCTTACTTTTATAGTTTTAACAATAATAAAAATACAAAATAATAACCGAAAAACAAATATACGATCCTGATTATCTGAAAATTCTATCAGGAGCCACCTTCATTTGTTCCGTCCTCTTTCGGGTTCTGTTTGACACGCGGACCGCTGGTTTGGCCACGATCAAGTTTTACGCCATATTTATTGAGTATGCGCCAAATAGAACTTTTGCTGCTAAAACCGCTTGCAGCCCAAATGTCATCGAAAGAATGCCCGTTGATATACATATCCACGATTGTCTTATCTCGTTCAGCTTTAGGTAATACCTTCGGCACAGCCGGGGCTTTGATATTCTGGCGTAACTTCTCGACATGAGCGGAATATTTTCGTAGTGCGGCAATTTCTTCCGGAAATGCCCCTATTATCCACAACACATCGGCTGCTGTCGTACCGGGGAATAATTCACCGCGAGTATCAACTCTGTCATGAATGGATATGACACGTACAATTTTGATACGGCATAGTTCGATGAACGCGGCCAGTTCTCTTAAACCGCGTGCAGCATTGCTGAATTTGGATATGACTATTTCATCGCCCCTTTGAAGATTCGCCATAAGCTGTTTCCACATAGGTCTCAATGTTTCATGTTCAACTGTTTCCTCTACGATTTGTACACAACCGTATCGCTGCATCCATTCTCTCTCAGCATCAAAACTGTCATTATTTTCCTTGAATATATAGCCAACTTTTGCCATTTTAATATACACTGTTTTGATAACAAGTGCAAATATAGCACTTTCATTTTAATCTAAAATCATATCGTGGCAAAAATCTCGCTGAATCCTTTTTTTAGCTTTTTTTCTTGCACTTGTTTTCATTGATAATCATATTATTAATATGATACCAAAAATTATACTAAATGCGATATAAAAGGGCTTTTACAATAAAAATAATATATAGATTTGCATCGTTAAATATGAATTGTTAAATATGAAAATTTTAAAATCATACTACAAGACTCCATCATTTTTGACTGGAAGATGTATCGTTTCATTGGCCATATTGGGCCTGATATCATGCAGCGATAGAAATGGCAAATCATTGTCTGAAGCTACGAACGATCCTGCCGGAATATACAGGGAGTACTTATACAATATACGACGTCAGAAAGATTCCTCATTTCAAGTATTGACCAAGCATATCCTACAATGGCAAACTGTAAAAGACTCTGTTTTTAGGTATCTCCGGAATGATACGCTCAGCCACCCCCATTCCAATCAGCGTGAAGAGTGTATCAGACTGCATGATTCTATCCGCACTGAGTTCTCACGCTTAGCCCTCTCAAAGACGCGTACTTATCAGGAACTTTTGGCTCTCAAAGGAGAGTTCTCACCTTATAACAATGATGAGGAACTGCATCATGCCGCTGGAGAAATCCGCCCGTTTTTCAACTCACTGGATAATCTTCCGCTTCATAAGGGTAACAAAGAGGAAATCCTTGCGGCTTACCGTATGTTACTGACTCGAACTATCCGTAACGGCATACATAGCCGCAATGAACTGATTACTTATATCACTAAAGAAGATGCTATATTCCGTGCGTTCCTCTCTCACTTGCACGATTTCGAAGGTGAGAGTATGGCTGACATCACACGTGGTACTGAACAGTGTTGTTCGCAGATATTCTTTGCCGCTGAGAGAAAGGAGATTACCTATCGGGAGGCTATGCTTTATTTGACAATGCGCACCAATCGTCGCCAAATACAAAATATGCAGATTTGTATAGAAGATGTTCGGAACAAAAAAATCAAGACTTCTTCGCAAGCACATGCTTATATATGGATGCTTATCCACCCTTATACTTCACTGGACGGATTCTCTATGACATTGCTTTCCGATAAAGAACGGAAACAACTTGACAGGATGGCGGCACAGACACCTGTGGCGTTCAAAACCTTGAGCCGAATCCTGCAATCGGAAAGTGGTCAACTGACTGAACTGCCAGGAATGCTTATGGATATTTTCATACAGACGCTCTAACAATATAAAAAAATGAATATGTTACGACATTTTTTCAATGACTTTATGACATTTGTCCCTCTGCAACTACCGCAACTACTCGATGTGACGACAATGGAGGAAGCACAATTCTACGGTGACTACGCCCTACTGACCTTCCCGCTACGCGACCCTTACGATTTGGAGGAAGTGATGGATCTGTTTGAGGACGATATGGAGCTTATAACTCTCTACCACCACATCCCCACGCACGCTGACAAATTCGGGCATAGCACCTGTGCATACTCCAACCCGGCATTTGGACAGATGTTCAAGATGAATTGCAAGACAGATGCAGACGGTAAGGTAAATAGCATTCTTGTCACCATCTATGATTCTCTTGAGCAGATGTACGGCGAGCTGTGCCTTGATTTGGATCTTCATTCCAAAAGTGGCACATTCAAGTATAAGAAGAACAAAGACGATCTCTTGATGGATTTCCTTTAATGGTCATGTTATGCGGGACACACTATACCGACAAATGGTTTATTGGATTAGGGAATACCGGACATGGATAGAGGTTGTTGATGACAATTTCTATAAGGAGTATGCTTTGTCAAGAAACGGATATATCAATTACATTGTTTCCCGCACGTTGGTACTGCGGGCTTACAAAGACAAAGGCTCATACGCCAAAGGCATGACATGGACAATTCCGGAACATAAACTGGATAAGGCATTGGCAGCCTACCGTAAGCAGGAGCATACGTTCAAGCAACGTATTAAGAAAGCAGCGATATACCTTTCACCGAGGGACGCCGAAGTTATCATCCTATTGGCCACCCACAATATTGTCCAATTAGAGTTGATGATATCCCCCATTCAAATACGCGAGAAACCCTATTATTTATGATTTGGAATATACTACAACTTATCTTCTGTATAACGCTTTTCGTATTGCCATTAGCATTGTACAAAAGCCACCGTTCTTTTATGGTAAGGTTCTACGATGCTATGATACACAGTGTAAAGGCTCGTAAACTATATGTACAGGTCGTATTGATTCTGCTATTGCTCTTCCACTATGTTTACATCAGCGGACATGTTGGCGAGTTCGGTGTTTTTCTTTCAACTGCTATCTGTGTCACTATATATTCATTTAGGAGAGCGGACAGATTGTTAAGAGGTTTATGTGACCGACCATGTATGTTTGTCATACTCTCATTGGTGGCTTTGGCCATCAGTTTTGTTCCACACTTGTACACAACGGCGGTAACTGCCGCCTATCTTCTTTTGGCTGCCCTGTTCTATCCCTCTGTTCGGGTTATGACCGAATTTCAGGACATAGGCATAATCTCTGAATGGATGAAATTCCCCAGACTATTAGCCGAAAGTTATTATGACCATCATCACGCGATATTGCCGCAAGATGCGGATAGCGGCAACACTGATATATCCGCACAATAGTAATAATTAAAAAATGAAATGAAAATGAAAACCAAGCAGAAAATAGCTGTCCCTATATTGGCAGACAGAGAAGTATTTGACTACCTCAAGGAGAAAGTCGGTGAACGAAAAACAAAGACAGAAGCCTTCTGTGATTTATTGGATAAATCTTTGGCAGGTTTTGTTTCCCCTTTTTTAAGGAACAAAGGCTACGAACTTCAACCCAACCAGTGCCACGTGACTGTTTCTGACCTTTCATCGGAATGGCATTGGCATAGGGCTACTGTCCGTTCTTTTTTGGATGTAATGGAAGAGTTCGGCTTGTTGAATCGCATCCGGCTTTCCAAAAGCGTCATCATTACCATGACTGTGCAAACCAGCCAATCCACGGAGTCTTGCAATGGACAGAAGAAGTTGAACCTTGCAGAACAGCTACGTGAGGCATTGTCCGATTGGATAATCGGCAAAGTGTCCCTTGACGAGATCGGAATCAAGTGTGAGCAACTTGTTCGTCGGGCAATGGATGAAGCTGGCATATGCGATAGCTGCCCATCTCCGGACAGTATCACTCGCATCAATCCGGCAGCGGATGATGATGAACGAGCTGTCAAGATTCGTATGGTAGCTTTGGAGTGCATTACATTTGCCGCTATACAACGGGCACTGCGTAAGTCGAGATTCGATGACAGTACAGAGTTTATGGACTACTTCCGATTGGAATTGTATGGGGACTGGACAGGACTTATTGCAACTTCGAAAGGTATTGCCGGGCTTATTCTTGATGTAGATAGGGATGAAAATTCCGATTATGATGAAGATGACAGGGAGTTCCTTAAAACGCTTTTTAAGCCTTTTCTGGCATTTGCGGCAAAGGCACAGGAGGCAACGTATCAGATTGGAGGTTGAAAACAGAATGTATAACCGCAACAATCCACTTTTGTATCCAGTGAAGCCCCCCTGCCAGTTATAGAAGGCATCCGGGCTTGCCCGCCTGCCACGAACAAAGGGAAGGGGGAGCCTAATACCCCACCTGCCTGACGTTGGTGGGAAGGGTGTCCGAACAAGCAGCAAGCTGGGACACGGTAGATTGTCCGAAACAATATGAAAAACGTATGGCAAATCAAAAACAGGTACTCGACGTGCAGGTGTCGAAAGGGATTACCACCGCCCAAAGTAATGAACATCTGCGTGACCGTAGTGAAAAGGCAGAGAAGTACGCTATGAGTAAGGGAAATTATGATCCTACGCGTAAACGGCTGAACTTCGAGATTGCGCCCGGAGGTAAAATACATCCCATCGACACAAGCCGTAGCATTCCCAAACGGATGGCGGACATATTAAGTCACCGTGGAATCAAAGATCCTAATGAGGGGCTGCTCGAACCAAAATACCGCACGGTGGTAAATATCATCTTCGGCGGTTCACGGCAGCGAATGCAGGAACTTGCTTTCGGTACGCAACAGGTGGACTTTGAAAAAGGTGCGGACAATACCCGCATCGAACGGAAGCGTGACATTGAACGCTGGGCCAAGGATGTTTATTCATTCGTTTGTGGCAGATATGGTGAGCAGAACATCGCTGCATTCATTGTACATCTGGATGAATTGAACCCGCATATCCACTGTACGCTTCTGCCAATCAAGGATAGTCGCTTTGCGTACAAGGAAATCTTCGCCGGTAAGGATAAGTTTGAATATAGTGCAAGAATGAAACAACTTCATACGGACTTTTTCGCAGAAGTCAATACAAAGTGGGGAATGTCAAGAGGAACAAGCATATCCGAAACGGGTGCACGGCACAGAACGACTGAGGAATACCGCCGAATGTTGTCTGAAGAGTGTACAACAATCGAGGATAATATCAAACTCCATCAACAGGTATTGGGTGAACTTCAATCAGACATCCGGTTGGCAGAACGCAGAGTCAAAGGGCTTACGACAATGGTTAGCAATCTTGAAAAGCAGAAAACTGAAAAAGAAACCTTGTTATCGGCAGCCGAGTACAATTTAAAAGAAAACAAAGGCAATGCGGCAGAATTGGCAATCCAAATACAAATGTTGGAAAAAGAGCTGCAAGGAATCATCAGACAACTGGCAGACAAGCAGGAAAAGTTGCAGACGGCTGACCGGCAACTCATCGAACTGAAAAAGGATATGGGAGCCATTGAAGAACGTACCGAAGAACTCAAAGAGGAGGCCTATCAATATTCCCGTGATGTACACTCCAAAGTGGATAGCTTGTTTAAAGACGTCCTACTGGAGAGTGTAATCAGCGAGTATCGTAACGCATCGGCACAAATGAATGTTTCAGAACGGCAGCTCTTTGACGGTTCACTGGTACAGTCTATCGCCGAGCGGGGTACGGAAATCATGCACTGTGCGACAATGCTATTTCTCGGAATGGTAGATGATGCCACTACATTTGCCGAATCACATGGTGGTGGAGGCGGAGGGAGTGACCTCAAATGGGGACGCGACGAGGACGAGGACAACCGAGCATGGGCACTTCGCTGTATGAGGATGGCGAGCCGCATGATGCGCTCGACTATCGGCAAGAAATCTAAACGGTAAATGGCATACGCCTTACACCAGATTAAAAGTATAACTAATGAAATCATTGGAATATGACGAAACAAATTATTTTCATCTTCGCTTTGCTCTGCACGTTGCAGGCACAAGCAAGTGTACAACCCGTACAGAAGGACACTGTACGACACACTATTCATTATGAAGTAGCGGAATTGCTTCAACCGATGCAGCCCGTCTATCTCAACGGGGTGCTACTTCCGGCATCTCGAACCGGCAACTGGTTTGTTAGCATATCCGGAGGTGCGACAGTTTTTCTTGGTACACCTCTCGGTTGTGAAGACCTTTTTGGACGAGTGAAACCTTCGTACAGCCTCGCCGTCGGCAAATGGTTTACTCCTTTGGTCGGCGCAAGGGTAAATTATAGTGGCTTGCAGTTTAAGGATGCACAATTATCTACGCAGGACTACCATTATATCCATGCAGATCTCCTGTGGAATCTCCTTGGACGCAGATATGCCCGACAGGAACAGGTACGTTGGAGGCTTGCACCCTTTATGGGTGTCGGTCTGCTACATAATGCCACCAACGGGAACAATCCCTTTGCGCTTTCTTACGGCATACTAACACAATACCGTATTTCCAAACGGGTTAGTGCTATGCTGGAACTCTCTAACACAACTACATTCCAGGATTTCGACGGATATGGCTATCCAAACCGTCTGGGCGATCACATGCTTTCGCTGACTGCCGGATTCACCTTTCATCTCGGTAAGGTCGGCTGGAAGCGCGCGGTGGATACGGCACCATACATCCATCGGAACGAACAGCTTGTCGATTATGGCAACTTCCTTTCGGAGGAGAACAGGCGTTATGTGGAACGTCACAATCAAGATAAGCGAACGCTCGTGGAATTAAAGAAAATTCTGGAAATCGAAGGACTACTCGATACATATAGCCATATCTTTGACAACGACGATATAACCGGATGCAGATATCCTATAAATAATTATAGCGGTTTGAACTCGCTTCGTGCAAGATTGAAGCATAGCTATTGGGACGGGTCGTCACCTCTTGACACGACTATTCTTCAGACAGAGAATGGAAAGCCATCATATAATTACACGGCTTCCCGAAATGTGCAGTCCGCCCATCAGGACACCCTCGCTATGGATTCCACGGTTCTTTCATACGCTGATGGAGAGTGCATCGGTACACCCATCTATTTCTTTTTTGCTCTCAATACGACACATCTGACGGATACCTCACAGAGGCTTAATCTTGACGAACTGGCTCGTGTAGCTAAGAAATACAGTTTATCCGTGAGGGTAACTGGTGCTGCTGACAGTTCTACAGGAACATCAAGTATCAATGATTCTTTGAGTATATCGAGAGCAGGTTTTATTACCGCAGAACTGGAACAACGTGGAATACCAGCCAAGCGGATTATCAGAGTTAGCAAAGGTGGAATTGCCGACTATACGCCCGTGGAAGCCAACAGACATACGAAAGTGGAGTTGTTTTTTCCAAAAGCGAAATAGAAATTTCGCATAATTGATGTTTAACTTTGTCATAATCAATGAAGCCTCTCCGCTGTGAAGCGAAGAGGCTTTTTCGATATGGTACACGTGAAGTTCGCCATTTTCCTACTGTCAGAACCAGAATGAAAATTATTTCGATGCTTCGAGTGACTCTTTTCTGAACTGTTTGAGAAGTTTTTCAAGTTCAAGTGATACTTTGCGGGCACGAGTTCCGGCAGCTTTGTTGCCTTTCTCCATCTGGAGGTTGGCATCTTTTGAGAATTGATCGAACAATTCACAGATTTGTGTAAATGTTTTTTCCATTGTTATGTTCTTAATATTATATAATACGCTGGCAAAGATAGCAAAAATATTTTTTTAGGACTTATATTAGCTCTGTTATATATTTCGCCTATAATATGATACCCCTTTTTATGTTTTTCCATTCTGAGTATTCCCTTATCGCACCATCGGCAAATCTGGCCGAAGAGATTTTATATGCAAAGGTACAGTGTCCGGACGATTGTCAAGCACCGCTATGCTAACGGTTCCTGGATATTTTACGGCAGCCTTCCTCAAATCAAAGATTGACTTTCAGTCCCCTTCTCATTGCAAGGTATAAAAGGACAAGCCTGCTTCTGCTCTTACATTCGAAGGTTGGGTATTCCGTTCCATTCCATTTACTGTTTACTTGTCTTATCGCCCTTATTCCACTGTTAATCCTGCATAAAAATCAATCCCCGGCAAGAAGCCGAAAGAGCTTCAAGCAAAGGGAAATAATAAATCAAAGAATATGGGAAAATACGATTTTATCAAGTTGGGTAATCTTCTTTATTGGCATGACCCAGATAGTGGTCTGTCTAATGGGGTTTACCAAGTGGCTTCTATTCCGGAAAACATTGAAGAGGATAGCGTTATTTTGATTGCATCTGATACTTCGGAAGCGGAGGTTTTTCCTTCTGAATTATCACCGATACATACCGGTAGAAGTCATAAAGAAGACTTTTTGCGTTGGAAAACAGAACGTGAAGCTGAAGGTATTGAGTTTTACGACCACCTTTCCAAGGTGATGGATACGGAAAACGACTTGAGTGTGGGAGATATGGTGGCGTTTACAAACGATTATGGAGTGATATTTGGACCTTGTGAGGTCTTAGCTTTTGGGAATCTCTGTAATAGTGGCAGATGTGTATATATTGACAGTGATTCTTATTGGTTTCCTAACCGTCCCGACCAACTCACCATCATGAGAGGTGCGGAATGACAATAACATATCCACCTGTAGCCAAAGCGGGTGGATAGCATTTCCTTGTATTGTATATTCAGCCCGATTACTCTTATAGCCATGCTCCACCGAACTCCCACTACCGGTCCTATTCCTTTTTTACTCGTCGTACTCCGTTTCTAAACAGTATAACACATTTATTGGCCTGACATTCTTGAAATTCACAACGGAAACAGTTTGGTTTCCGTGTGATGAAACACTTGAACTGGTATGTGAGAAATTCCCAACACTATGTTATTTCTATCAATCGGAAGAGTCGGGTCTGGCGGAGTACTGGACAAATGACCAAGAGGGTAAATACTTTCCCGACAAGTACATTGCAGACCTATGTACTCCAGACGACAAATGGTACAAGGAATATTTTGTCAACCAGACAGAAGTATTCAAGTGGTTTGAGGTGATAAGCGGTCAGTCTGTCGAATCAATAACAGAAATTCTTGCTATTGCCGAACAACGGAAAGATGAAAACGACAATTCTTTCTGTAACATCTATGAATATGCCGCAGGCTAAGACTAATCCGATGCAGAAAACGAAATGACGGTATGCTGACAGCGTGCAGCGAACTATCATTATCCGATAAGCTTCTCTGATTTGCCATGCAGATTGGGGAGACTTTGTCGCCTTCAGTCCTTTTATACAGTCTCAGAGTGCTTCTCCAGTCTTTTATATTCTTCCAATCCGGATATTCTTTATATCGCACATCGGCAGTTCTTATCTGAGAGATTTTGTATGCAAAGATACAGCTTTAGAATGGTCGTCAAGTAACGCTGCGCTAACAGTTCCCGGATACTTGTGGCAGCCTTCCGCATATCGAAGATTTGGGTATTCCACTTCATTCCATCCACTGTTTACTTGCCTTATCCATCCTTTCCTTGCTGTCAATTTCGCATAAAAATCATTCCTGACAAGAAGCCGGAAGAGCTTCAAGTAAAGGGAATAAAGTTTAATCATTTAAATTTCAAAATTATGCACAGCCGAATTTTTCAGATTTCTAAAATGTGGATAGAAAAAGAAAACTATCTGAATGAAGACACTCTCCATCAAGGAGATGGCAGTTTCTATGACTATTGTGCGGAGATAGATGACGAAGAACGTAAGGAGGATATTCGTTATTTGGTCAATACTGCTCTACCAAAAGATATGTTCGAACTTGTAGGTGATGACACCATACGCTACATTGGTGGTGTGGAACAATGGAAAGAGAACTTTGTGACTAACATCCGTAAGAAAGCTGAAGCTATTACGACGGAAAATATGTTGGAGTTTGTAGGCCCTGTTTATCAACTTGAAAAGGCATTGGAAAATCCATTGGATATTGCGTATCATTTCTATTTGGACGGAGAGGGATACCAGTCATTTGCCGAAAAATCTTTTGCATTTATGGAGTTTGTCTGTACGCTTGAACCGGGAACGATACTCTATATCGGAGGAGTCATCGACTATCACTTCTGATACTCCATATAATTTTTTTAAAGCCACCCGCAACTCAAGCGGGTGGTTATCATCTTCCTATATAACAGTCCGGTTACTTTTATAGACCATGTTCTGCCGAACCTCTGTTACCAATTCACAGCCTCTTTTACCGATTCTATATTACCTGTTCTAATTGTATTACATTCTCACAGTCCCGACATGCACCATTGTTTGTTTCGTGCGCAAAGGTACGGTGGCAAACGATGTTCAAGTACCGCTGTTGCTACCTGAAATGAAATTTGACGTAACCTTCCGCAATCACAGATTCCGGTATTCATAAAATTTCATTCCGGTTACTTGCTCATAGTTCTTGCATCCACCGTTGAAAATGCACATGAAACAACCTCTTGGGTAAAGTCGGAAGGCTTCAAGAAGAGGGAAATAAAAAACAACTTAAAAAAATAAATGCAATGAGAACTAAAACACTCTACAGATGCGATGCACAGAAAATAGACATCAGTCGTTTCCCTAACTTTCACATAACAGGAAGTATAACCGGAATGAAGAAACTCTATTATGGCAAGAATGCTCTATTGGTACGTTGCGGAAGCTGGATTTACAACGTGTCAAGTGAACCCGAAGTTTATTATAATATAGCACATTAGTAGTATGAAAAAAGGTTATAAAAAAGATTTTCAGAGTTGGAAAGGTATAGTAACTCTAAAATTACTTTGCTGCAATATAGCAGCAGGTCGTTTTGATTGGAAGAAATATTGTACGCCACAGCCTTATTGTGGTCAGGAGATTTGCGTTATACCGCTACATTGTTCTTATGGACAGATAGGCTACACTGTGTATTTCCCTTATTCTGATATGCCGGAAGTGGAATACGATTGGGAAATGAACAAATTAACTATTGACAAAGAGAATTGGGAGAATTATTTACAGAATTAATATTAAAAATATGGCACAGAATTTTTATACCAAATGGCAGAACGCAATCCTTGCAGATGCAGGAGTCTATGTTTCAAAAAAATACCGCAGTTTCCAAACTGCCTTAGTACGTGAGATTTCCAAGTACGCAACAGCCGTTGGCGCAAAAGTAACATTCAACTTAAAGGGGCATTATAATACCTCTTGTTTCATAGAACGTAACGGTAAATTCGTTTACATCAGTCACTCTTCCGGTTTGTCCCGAATGGGTAGCGGTGTAAAAATAGAACTCGATTCTTTCTTAATCCGGACAGCCCAACACGCGAAAGATTACAGAGGGGGACATAATCAGTATTGCGATATAACAAATTTACAGTCTATGATAGATAATTTGTTAGAGTAATAAAATAAATTCAAGAAAAGGTACGGAGCAAACAGCTCCGCATCTTTTTCCGTTTTATCGGCGCATTCCGCCGCTGTACTCTGCTTCTTGTAGCTCTTCCCGGTATTCCTCCATATTATTCAGCTTTTCGTTCACGGTTTGCAGGTTGGCATCCAACGAAGCATTATGGTCGTATGGGAAACGATGTTGTGCGACAAGTCCCGCATTAGTAACCGGCCCGATATCTATCATGTCGGATTCTTTATTATAGCTGACATACAGCACATCACCATTCGGCATTTCAAATGCAGGAATCTTTTGTTGTGTCATGATAGCGAATTGTTCCGCAGCCATCTCCTTGGCTACCCCTTTTAATGTATCTCCAGCATGTTCGATACCATAACGCCTGATATGGTCGCGTACTTCCTTTTCCGTGAATTTCAGCATCACTTCATAAGTTCCCCCGACACTCCCATTGTACACCACAGCAAAATCCTTGTCCTCAATCAAAAGATTGTCTCCTCGGTTCTGTATGGGAGAAGAATAAGTATATTCTTCGTTAATGCCGTTACCGTCATAATACTCCTTGGCGAGAGTCAGCAGTCCTTCGTAGTCCCCCTTATCCTTGAATGCGTCCAACCGCATCGTGTCATCGGTAAGCTGAAGATAGGCCACGGAAGAATAATACACTTTTTCTTTCGGTGCTACTGTTTGCTCTTCATCAATGTTCTGCTCCAATTCCAGTGCAATCTTATCCACCTTTTGGGTAATCAGAGAAGCCGCTCTTTTCACATCCAACAGAGTTGTCTTGATGAATTGTGGCGATTCCTTCAATTCGTCGAGCCATCCTTTGAGGTAGGCACAACTGTCCTCTTTTATATGTTTCGTCATGCCGTAACGTTGGGCAACCAATGCGCTACCTAACTCGGCTACCAATTCTTCGCGCGCATACTCTGCCGAGCCGAAAGTTGTCGGCTTGATACGGTCGAGAACTCCTTCCGCACCGGTCGAGTGTGTCATCTCATGGAATAGTGTTCCATAGAACGCCTCTCCAGATTTGAACTGTTCCTTTTCCGGCACAACGATTTCATTTCTCGATATAGAGTAGTAAGCGTTATCCTGATGCTGTGGTTTGATCGGACAAATCCACAGATTGTCCTTTATCAGCGCATCGACGGGAGCGAAGCTGAAATACTCTCCGTTCTCAATCTTCGGTAGCGAATACTCCTTTTCGAGTTTTTGCCACAGCTCCGGTCTTGCCTCCTGCAAGTTGGTCTGTGCCACGTTAAAGACTCGGAATACCTGCATCTTAGGATAAACATTGTATTCCTTCTTCTCGTTATCAGATAGTTTTTTGTAGTCATCATACTTAATCTTCTCACCAGAATCCTTGTGTATGCAGGTGAATGTAGTCAGCATGATTGGGAATGATTTCTCTCCACGAAGTACAGAAACACGAGGTTTCTCCTGATTGTCCTTATCGGATTTGTTGAGCCGTTGTACACACTCAAAAGTGCAGAAGCGCGGAATCTTGTAACCTTCCTTTTCACAATGTATAAGCAACATAATGGCATTCATGCCATTATACTCGCGTCCGGAAAGATTGCAGGGCCATTGTAACGCTCCTTCCGTGAACCATGGCTTTCTCCAATCCTTACGGATACTCTCGATTTTCTCAATCATCATTTCAGCGAAGAGGTCTAATGCTTTATCTTCGCTGTTCGGCCCGTCCGTGTGCTGTTTTTTATATCCGGCCATATCCTTTACTGATTGGAATTAGACGAATCTGCTACATACTGTACAAGTTCTTCCACCTTGCATGAAACATTCAGCTTCCCGTTATATGCCGAAAGGGCTATTTCACCTTTGGCATCCACTCGCACGCCCGGCTGTAACCATGCTTCGCGTTCTTTGCCAAAACAGAAAAAACGTACCCATTGGTATTCAAATCCATCCTCTACTTTCTCCGTACTGAATGCCGAGAACATTGTGTAAGGCTGGTCTTTCTTATCCCTTTTTTCCTCGATATGCTGCCCGACCTTACCTCGAAATACCAATTCGCCCTTGACCGTATCTTTCGCATCTGCCGTAGCTGTACGAATTTCGTTAATAAAAAGATTGAAATAAAGTTTGTCACCACGGTGTTTGAGATACATTGTCCCCGAAACCTCGATGCGGGAACCATTTCGATATTTGGAAACCTCCTTTCCGGCAGTATCTTTGCTGACATCCACCTCAATAGGCATAGTCTTCCCGTCAGTGTCAGGGATCATTACTCGAAGAGGAAAAACCAGGAACGTTTTCCCTTCCTTATTGGTGCGTATCGACGCATCACGTCCGATAACGCCACATACCGTAACATTACATTTTATCATTTCTATTGTCTTTTAATGTGATACATAATCACCCGACAACTGTGTTGCCATGATTTGTTGTTGAACTGCTAAATCATTGCTCTTAATCGGGTGCTCGTATCATTGCCCATATCAGCCATCCGGCAAGGAACAGTTGAACGCTCACGATAATGAGCGTTGCTACCCAGCCGAAGAGTTGGTAGCAGAGCAGGACATACAAGGCAAGGTAGGACAGTCCGAACAGACATCTGCATAGCTGTATCATCACGCATTTTACCATATCGCCACGCCTCTATCTTTTTAGGTTCTCTGTCTGTCCCTGCTGCTGGGACATCCCTTGTTCAAAATTCTGTGAAGCCGCTTCCGAGAGGATAACCGTATTCAGCATACCGGTTACACGTATCCTTTTGGCTTCTTCTGTGAGAGTATTGTTATTCAGTGTTGCCGACAGACGGCTTAACTCCGCAGTAGTCAACTCACGTGACATACGCAGTTCTCCATTGTTCACTCGCAGAATAGCCTTTCCATTTTCACTGATTGCCAGTTCGCAGTTTTTCATGCCCGGTAATAATGATTTCAGATTGATGCGTCCACTATCCATTTGTTTGGATATGGCAGTCTTTTGCTCCTCCTCGTTCTTGTTGTCGATTTGTACGGCCAATAGCATAAGGGAACTAAAGGCTGTCATCGCCATCTCTACTATAGGGTCATTGCATCCTGACATTCCCACACCGCTATCCTCTGACGAAAGCAACTTCTTCATCCATCCGTCGGGCGAAAGGTTTTTGCCGGCGGCATTCTCTTCTGTTCCTTTATATCGGGTGAGCAGGCTGTTCCCGTTGTGCAACACTTCCAATTTGATATTACCTTTCTGTGCGATTTCAGTCAGATAAGCCGCAGGGTCGATGTCACGCTTTGTTCCGTCTGCATAGAAGTTTGTCACGCCGAAATGTAGATGTTCGCCCGTTGTACGTGTACCTGTGTTGCCCGATGTGCCGAGCTTCCCACCGGCTTGTACTACATCACCGACCTTTACAGTAACCTCCTTAAGGTGCATATAAGTACATTGTACCTTGCTGCCATCCGTTCGGGTATATTCCACAGTCAGCGATTTCCCACCGGGCGTGTTCTTATTCTGATTCACAGCCACCACCTTCCCGTTGTTCTCAGTAGCCAGTACCGCATCGCCATTGCAACGGATATCAATTCCCTTGTGCATCTGTTGTTTCGTGTTGTCCATCGGATCTTGCCGCATACCGAAAGGCGAGGTAACAAAAAGAAACTCTTCACGCTCTACCGGGAATGAGTACTTCGCACCATACTCTGAATTTTCAGACGTTCGGAGAGGATTATGTTCCGTACCGAACCGCTTACCCTGTGTCTCCATTTCCTGCATCACCAGTTTGTCATACTGCTGTAAGCCATTTTGCTCTATAATCCGTTGCAGACTCTCGGCATATTCTCCGCCTGTGGCATAACCGGCCTGTTCGATATTTTGTGTCCAACCCTTGTAATCGTCGGGCGAAAGTGCAAAACATTGGGCATAGCGGCTGTTTTCTTTTAAAAAACGGGAGTGGTGTTCGTATGAATCACCCACACTGTCATAACTGCAAAACTTCTCATTCGGCTTATCGTCAGTATATATACCATACCTTCCTCCTTCGGCAATCCATGCAGGCGTAGCCTTGATGCCAAAATGATTGTTCTCGTTCTGCGCCAAACGGCTTTGCCCGTTGGAACTTTCCAGTATGCCTTGTGCCAACGTCACGGATGCGGGGATTCCGTACCGGCGCATCTGCTCCATAGCATACTCTGCATATTTCATTGCGTATTGTTGGTTCTTGCTCATTTCCTTACTCCTTATCTATGAAAACCTCTGTGTGTTTCTTGTTCCTCCATGTCACTTATAGCAACCCGTGCCCCGGCACGGACGAGCTTAGACAGATAGTTGTCGAGCTGCTCCGTTGAAAATTCCGTTGAAGCCGTAATGTCCCCTTCCGGATACTCTTTTAGGGTTATGCCCAATATCTTTGCACCCTGTACCGCATCTTCGTTATAGAGCCGATAACCATCTTTCGTGCGAAGCAGTTGCAAGGCATCGGGATGATTCGCTTTAAGTTTGTCCCACAACTGCCGTTCCGGTGAAATACCCTTGTTGTCTGATTCCGTCCGTTCCTGCGCTACCGTTTCTATCGGCCACAACTCTGCTTCTTTCTGTTGTTTCTCTCCGGTGTGTGCCTCCTGCGATTGTCCTTTTTGTAGTACGTCTGCGAATAAGGTAGCTGCCAAATGACGTTTGTAGCTGTCACGCTCTTCCGCTATCCACATCCGCTGCCACTGTTGCGGAGTGACACTTCGGGCAGGCTGTTTCTGCCCATCAATAGTTGCGACGCATTGTATGCCGTCTTGTTTGGTTTTGAAAACCGAAACACGCTGGATACGGTTCAAGTCTATTTCCGGCATTTCGCTGCTGAACAAATCCACCTTCAGGTCAGGTTTGACCTCGGCCAGCGCATAATACTTGTGCGCCAGTTCCATCCGAACCTTACCGATGTTATCCATCGCTTGCTTGAGTGTTGAAAAGAAGCGGTTTATATCTTCTTTATCAGGATAGATGCTATATCCGCTCTTATTTTCGGGTTTGATATAAAGTGCCCATCGTTTCTTATCATCTTGAATCATCTCTACGTGGTCAAATCCGATCTCATTCGCCTGTTTGACCGCTGACGCCACGTCCAGTGTGGAGAGCTTCTCCATTGCCCAATTCTTCAGCCGGGCCAGCATAATCATCTTCTCGGCAAAATAACTGTCATCGGGTCGATAACCTAATGCACCATCCGTATTGTAGAAGCGTACCTGCTCGATTCCATCTTTCTGCAACGCTCGCATGATACGTCCCTTGTTCATTCCCGGTATCTCGTTATCTACCTCTGTAGAAGCCCCTGCTGGAAGAATTACATCTGCGGTTTTTGCCTGTGGGTCAATAACAAGCACAATTTTTTTCGTTTCTTTATCCGGATGCTGCCGAATCTCGTTCGACACAAAATAATGTTTGGGCATTTGCTCCTGCATGGTTGAAGTGTCTCGCCGGTTGCGCATGGTGGCGTATTCGATTTTCTCGCCCCGTTCCGCTTTATTGATTACTTCGATGGCATTGTTTACGTCACTTTCGAGAGCGTCCATCAAGTTCGGGTTCTCTTTCAGCTCCCGGCACCAGTATTCCACTGTCTTCAGACTTTCTTCAGACAACCGTGCTGGCAACCCCAGTTCCAACATTTTAATCCCTGAAGCCAGTTCCACTACCAACCGTTCCTGTCTGACAGCATCTTCCGAAGGAGCCACACCGTTCTTCATCACCATACCTTCACGCGCTAACCGTTGTTGGTGTCCGGTAGCACTCACGATTTGCCGCAAGGCTTCCTGTATATAGTCGTGATAATGTCTGAACTCTCTTTGTCGCGGCATATAGACCGCATCCTTATCTGTTTCGTAGTGGGGTACACCGCTTCCATCCAAACGAACAGGCACAAGGTTGTCTCGCATCCTCAGTAGGAAGTCGTTGAATTGAATATGCAACCGTCGGTTGTCAGCTTCCGTATATCCTCTTTCCACTGCACTTCCATACCGCCGCAACGTCGTTTCGTATCGCTCCTTATCCACGTAGGGTAGTGTCGTCTGGTCAATGTTGAACAAAGTGCGAATTTCACGGTTATGTACACCTTTATATAATTTTTGTTCCTCTTCATACAGTTTCATGTAGTCATCACGACTGATAACCTGTTCTGGATTATTGCGGTGAACGTACTTGTTCCAATTATAAAACAAAAATGGAACGCCTTGCTCATTCTCACGCACCGAGGCTCCTTGTGCCTTGGCATCGCTGAATAGCGTGAACTGGTTGGTTTTGCATCCATTTTTATCAGAATGCAGCGTCATGAATAGTGCATTGAATGCGCTGACAGAAACACCCTTTGGATAGAAGCGCGGGTATCCCTTTCCTGATGCGTTGAGCCAGTGTCCACCGGCATTCGAGGCTTCACTCAAAGCCGTAGAAAGCAAGGTGATTTGTTTTTCCTCGGCTTTCTTTTCGATTTGCGATTTTTCTTTCATATCGTTTATTTGATTATAGGATTATTGAATACCCCGTGGGCGCACGATGGTTTCCAGTTTTCCGTCCTCATAATTCCGTGCGGCAGCCTGGCGAAGCTGGTCGTTCTTGGCAAGGACAGCATTTGCCAGCGTGTTCAAAGGCAATGCCCCGGTACGGTAGGCTTCTGCTACAATCGGTGACAACTGGATGGTACACGGTACTCGGTCTATCGTGGCAATCAACGTACTATCTTGCAATACAGGGTTTACTATACGTGGGTTCAGAGTTTCATTTGTATAGCGTCGGTACTGCACATTGTTCTCATTTGTTACGTTCAGTTTTCCCTCTGTTCGTTCTTTCAAGGCTTCGTGTCCTGCCTTATTCAACAAGTTCATACCTCCCAGGCCTATCAGGAGCATTTTCAGCAACGGGTTACGCACAAACATACCCGCCACAATGCTCGCTATCGGTAACATATTGTCTTCCAAATGCAATGATTCTGTCTTGCCTGTGAATATTCCCAGTAGAACATCAGGGAGCATGGCCATTACATAACCGAGATTGCCTGTGATATTACCTATGCCATCCAGTCCCAGCATACCAAGCAGTCCGCCCCAACCGTTTCCGTTTCCCTGTGCTACTTGCGCACTTTGTATCGTTTGTACATGTTGTTCCGCATCATTGGCAGGAACAACAGTTTCATGCTTCTCTTCTTTCATAGTTTCATCCTGTTCTGTCCTGACCATTTTCGCTTTGTCACGTTGTTCCAAAGACTGCAAGTAGGCTTCTTCCTGTCCGGGAGCAACAACAATCGGCACATCCTTGTACCGTTCCTCATGTTTCTGTTCTTCCTTGCTCTGTACATTCGGCCACAATAAACCGCTATTCTGGTTTTGTGTCCATTCCATGAAGCCAAAGTCCATGACAGGGATTTTCTTTTTCAGTTGCTTGTTGTCTGTACCAATCGCCGTGTTCTCTTTGATTTGTATTTGGGCTGCCTCTTTGCGAAAATCGTCGAATACGTTTCTGTCTCTGCCGAACACTCCTTTACTGATGCACTGTTCTACTGAAAGGGTATCAGGCTTCTTGCCTTCAAAATGATTGGTGATGGCTGCAATAGCCACATCTGCACCGGTAAACTTTGCCAGTGCCGTCCATGAACCAGTACCACCCATCATCAGGGTATCTGCGGCTGTGCCCAACATCCATCCCGTACCTTTTTCCCATCTGTTCGGGCGGTAAGCTGCTTCGCCTCGTGCCTCTATTTCATCGGTCAGCGGTGAACGGCTTAACGTCTGCGATAATCCCAGCAGGCTCGATTCGGCAGCCTTTCGGATGATGTAGTCAGCGGAAGACTTGGGCATACGTTCTTTCACCAACCGGTCAATCATCAGTTCCTCTATCCGGTGGTCCATATAGGCATAGGCGAGGTCACAACCGAGCTGTTCTGACAACTCATTGTAACGTGCCCTTCCGATTTCCTGCACGACGGTATCCCGCCACTGCCCGGCCATATACGCAAGGTCTTGCTGCATTTCCTCGGAACCGGTAATCTCCGTCTTGCACATCTCGATATAGTCCTCTGTTGTTTTGGAGTTCCATTCGCCTGTGACCTTGAGTGCTTGATAGGGGTCGCTCATTGGTTGTGCCGAAGATGCCATCATACTGAGAATACCACCTAAAGAGGTGGAATATTCTTTCATTTCCTCTCCCTGATTCCGTATGAGGTCAGTCCGCGTTTTTGACATGATGGGTGCGATATGGCAGTTGAAATAGTCGTTCACGAGGCGTTCCATTTCTGCAAACCGTCCGCTATGCTTGATTCCGTCCATAGTGTATTATATGTTTATCCTATTCTATTCATTAATAATTGCTCTTTTGTCTGCTCGATGGCGTTGTGGTAAATTTCCATCTGTTTGGGATAAAACTCTTCCAGCCATACATCCTTCTCGATGTTGTCGTGAATGAAGCGTATCGCTTGTTCTCGCTCAATCTCCACCGATGCTTCGCCCTCTTCCCGGTTATTGAACCATGCTTTCGTCCACCAGCGCACACCGGCCCGGTCAGGATATACCGTGACTGCTCTCGGTATGTCAAAGCTCTGGATGTCTATGTCTAATTCTGCCAGTGGGTCAATGATACCACTATGGGTCAGGGATTCGTCGTAGAGTTTTTTTTTACATCATCGCCCATCGTCGATAAGTACACGCCATGCCGTAGGGCAAGGTAATGCAGGAAGTCCGCAATGAGTAGGTTCTGCACCTTACAAGCAAGCGGCATTGCTTTATGTCCCAGTCCGAGTGGGTTGGATATACTTGGCATATTTTCATAGAAGTATTCTTTGACTGCTCCCATTGTAAAGACATGGCGGAGTGACTGCTCCGTATGTGGAGGAAGTCGGTATGCACCACGCTGTAAGTCTTCCATGTAGTAGGGCAGGAAACGTAGCATCAATTCCTCTATTTCCTGTCTGTCCTGCTCGTAATCGGTGGTCAGTGCCATCTCCATGTTGGGAGATGTTGCCGCTTCGCCTCCATCAGCATGACACAATGCTTGGATATTCCCATACAGCATGGTTAGAAATTCCAGCGGATTCAGTTCCTCACCCTTGAAGCGTATCCCGATATGCAGCTTGTCACCGCTTAAAGCTACAGTCTGTCCGGCCTTGACACGCTGTCCGAACTGGGCGAAAACATTTGACAAATGCCCATAGGTCACTTCATACTCCCCATAGCGTATAGTTTGGCAGATGCCGAGTGTAGGGTCATTGCCTATACCTGACACAATACCGCTGGCAACAGCCGCCAGCGTGTAACACCGTACATCGAAGTCGATGCCATGATGAAAATATGTTTTGCCCGTTGCCGGATCGGTTTGTTCGCCGTAGCCGAGCGATAGTTTCACATCCTTGCCCTTCCGTTCTTCAAAAGGCATACAGTATCCACTTTCGGATTGCAGGATCATTTCTTCTGTATATTTCATTATGTGATTATATTTGATTCGTATTCTTATTCTTATCTTTTCATCCCTCCGCTATTCGTCTGTTCTTCAACGGGAAGAGCGGGTGTCTGTATTCGTTGTATGCTTCTCGTATCAGGTGTGCGGAAAATACCGGCATTGTTGCCGATAAGCATCATGCCGAGAAATGCACCGGCAATCTTGCCCAGCCAGCCGAAGCGTCCGAATATAAGAAATGCTGCTGCGACCAGTCCCGCTATACTCAATCCCGACACGTTACCCTGTCCGAGATTACGGAAAAAGTTACCGAACATATCGGAAACTCCGCCATTGGAGACTTGCCGTAGAAAATTCGATACTCCACCCAGTTTTGAGTCTATGCCGGCTACCGTACCGCTGACGGAACCGACTGCTTCTCCGGCTTTGCTTGTCAGTTCTCGCACACCGTCCGCTGCATCTGCAAGGGTATCCGTAGCCGATTTCCCTATGACCGCATCGCTTACGATATGTACCACGCTCTTATCTGTGGTTAGTTTCTCCCAACCCACATAACCGACTGCACCGCCGATGGCTGCGGTCTTGACGGCTTGTCCTGTGCCCCGTAAGGTTTGTGAAGGATGCAGTGCAGCATGTCCCATACTTCTTCCGGTAGCTTTTGCTGCTTTGCCGCCATATTTTAATATTGAATCCCAAATTCCCATATCATTACATTTTTAAGGTCTTACATTCTTTCCAATCTGTCGCCAACGTCGCTTGGCTGCGTCCACGATACTACGTTTATCGGCTTCGGGATGTGCACCCTCGTCGATTTCCCGCCAAATGTCGCCCATTGTCGTGTACTTTACCGCTTTGGTCAGTCGTTGCAGCTTTGTGTTCATTGTTTTGAGCTTTGGACGGATGCCAAAGACAATTTCCATACGCTCTTTTTCCGTCATCTTGTTCTCCGAAAGGCACGCTGTGCGTATATCGTTCACAATTTCTACACTGTTCATCATCAGTTCCCTATAAATCTTGTTGCGCTGTGTGGATAGGGCTACGGCAAGCGTATTGGCTGGACTTCGCTTCAATTGTTTGGTGAAGTCGCCCATATTGTCTGTCAGCCTCGATACCTCATAATAGAACCCATAAGTTTGCGCCGCATAGCAGACTATTGACCGGAAAGAGTTTAGATAGTTATTAAACTCTCGTTGCAGGTCTGTTGTCGCCTGCACTTCTTCTTTTGTCCAAATATGTCCGGTGGTCTGCATCAGCATGACCTTTTCCTGATTCTTCAGCTCCTTCTCTGCCTTTTCGGTATATACTGCAATCATTCCGGCCAGTACAGGGTCATTCTGCGCTTGTACCTCACCGATACCGGTAAGACACAGCAGTAATATACTTATCCAAATTGTCCATTTCATAACTGATATATTTTATCGGACGAGAGCTGCCGCCCTGTGCCAATGGGACAGAGCCATACGAGCTGCCTCACCGTTGTCACGGTCAAGCATTCCTGCCGTTACGTTGTTCCACACATCATTGAAAGTATAGTACCGTATGCTCAAATAGAGCAGATGCAACTTCCGGCTAAAATCCGATAGTTGGTCGTTCAACGCCCATAGCGTCTTGCTGCGTTCTGCCCCCGTAAGCATGTTTTCGTTGCTACCTTTGGCCACAGCGTCATTCAGCAATGTAAAAACAGAGACAAGTTCCGTTGCTGTTTCTATATAGAGGTTGTTCATGTTCATACTGGCCACAATGCCCTGCGGATTGTTTTGGATGGCCTTGCCTAATTTCCCCAGCGTGAGGAAAATCCGCACACCGTCATTGTAGAGATGCGTACAGGCTTTCAGTGATGAAGCGTAACCGCTTGCTGTCTTGAGGTAACTGTTGTACTGCTTCTCCCACTTGTGGATTTGGTTGAACTCGGTAGCGATGCTGTTTTGGAGCAAGGCTGTTTGTGTCTGTCCCTTTATTTGTTTTTCAATCTGCCCGTTTATCAGTTCGTTACCTTCGGCCAATGCAGTCCATTCCAACGGATTGGAAGCCGCAATTTGGGCTTCTGCCACCTGTGGAAGCAGGCATACCAGCGAGGCAACCAGCCCCAGACTAATGATTCGTGATTTCATATATTCCCTTTTTTCGTTTGTTAGTTTCTACCCGTTCACGGATAATTGACACGAGGTCGTCCCTATGGAAGATACCGATCAGGTCAAGACGGGGCGTGTTTCTGTCCATTGAAAGGATACGTACGGTTTTCAGCCCACAAAATTGTTGCAGCAGGCTTTGGTGCTCTTGAAAATCCACGATACGATATAGCTCCATATAATCCACTTTGCGACGGATAATACCGTATTCGCTGACAAGTTGTTCCGTACCGATGCAATAACGGATTCGCCGCAGGTAGAGATAACGGTAGAGTAACAGTAACGAGAGCATCAAGGCAATTACTGTGGCAATAGCTGTCAATGGCAGCCCTTCCATGCCTCCGTACACCCATACAGTGCCGCACAGCACGAGAGTGGGCAGCTCGTTGATGACAAATTGCCCGGTATGTGGATGGATGACAATGGTTTTGTGACAAGTTCTCTGCATAGGTTTTATGGATTATCGGTGAAAACGGGAATGAAAGTCTTCTCTCATTCCGGAAAGAGAATTGGTTATATCCACTTCCAACCGAGCAAGTTCTTCCCGTATCTTGTACATTTCCTGAAAACCCTTATCTGACATTCCTTGGTCATTGGTTTCAAAGGAGAATATTACTCTGTCCGCACGTTCAAGACGCTTTCGCACAGCCTCATGGTCCGCTTCGTCGTATAATCCGTTTCGGATATGTTCCGGATTGACTTCGGGCAAATCGGACAAGGCATGATTCAGCGTGGCTTTACCGCTGATCTCCCAATCGTCAAGGTTGTCCTTCTCTGGTTTTATCCGTTTGCCGAGTAGCTGGTCGTTCCAATCCTTATAACCCTCTGCGGCAGATTCATACAAGATGCATCCTGTAGCTTCCGGACCGGAAATGGAAGCATCAATCGCTTTTTCGATGGCTTCCAGATTGCTTCTCATTTTCTCTAATTCTTCCTCACTGGCAGAACCTTCGTCACGAGCCATTTCGTACTCATCCATACAAACCATTCTCATTTCCTGTAGATAGCCGTCACCAATTCCCATGTCGTCACGCTCCCCATTCTTCAAATTTTGTTTTGCATCATTTATACCCAGAATGGCTGTAATCTTTTCAAAATTGAATGGTTCAAGTTCTATTTCATACTGTGAATAGTCTTCGCTGTTGTTCTGTACAATCAGTCTGCCGGTTTGTGACAGACAGGTGGAGAAGTTCCAGCCTGCATGAGTGAGAGCAAAGTGGATAGCATAGACTTGTCCGGCACGGTCATGATCGAAGCAAAGATGATGTGAGGCATGGGGAGTTGCTTTTATCGCTCCTTTGAATTGCTGCTGGCTCGGTGCCCCTCCGGTAGAGATGAATACCGCCTTTCGCAGATCCTTGTTCTGTGCCTGATGAAGTTGGTAATATGCCATCGCATCATAAGCACTTTCGAACCAATAGATATGTTTGGCGGAGGTGAGAGAAGTGCGGGCAGGGCTGGCAATCCACAGTCCCTCGCTTGAATTGCTCCCTGCGGCTTTGCCTTTGTAGCTGCCGCTCCCGTCCATACGGGCACGTCCTCGTTCTTCAAGTCCCACAATCGCTCCGTCGCCTTTGGGCAGGGTTAGTGGAAAGGACAGGTTCGTGTAGGTCGCACCGTCCTCCCGATGTTTCGTAGCCAGATAAAAATGCCGATGGAAGGCATATTGTGTATAAAGGTCGATACCTCGGCTTTTAAAATAAGGATAAAATTTTTTCTGCGTTTCCCGATTCTGCGGATTGAACTTATGAATGTCGTAATCCGCTATGTCAAATGGCTTTACATCTCGTTTAGGGTTCACTATTCGGGTTTTCCGTTCAGTGACAGGAATGTTCAGTAATCTGTTACAGACAAGATTCACCAGTCTGTCCGGAGACATACCCGCATGGTACTCCGTGAAAAAGTGCGGATGCTCCTTGATGAAGGAAATGATGTTATAAACTTTCTGTTGTTGTGCGTGGAAACAGCATTTTCCTTGTTGTGTCACAATAAATTTGTCACCACGGATACGTCTGCCGTCGCTGTCCAAACGAACATACGAGGGATAGCGCAGACCGTCACGACGGTTCAGGTGATACCCTGCGTCAATCAATACGTCCTGGATGTTTAGTCGTTGCAGAAAGTCATCGTATGTAAGGTCTCCGTCTCTCATAGGTTTACCTCCCTCTTCTCATTTCATTAATATCTTGATTCATCTGTGCCTCGAAATTACGGATGGCCACATCTCTCGGTGTATCTACGCCGGGCTTGAAGTATGGATGTGGCGGTCCGCTGAAACGTTCGCCATAGAACTCCGGAGAGTGGTGGTGATGGAAGCCATGTGCGACTTCCGATGCCACCACAGCACCGGCGGTAAGGGCAGCGAATATCTTCACGCCAAGCCCCTTGTTCGCTTCAGGACGTGTCTTCATATCCACCTCGTTGAAAATCTTCGAAAAAAGTTTCATCCGGTGGTAATCATCCACAGCAAGAAACTTGTCGTAGTCTTTCTGGCTGATTTCGTGGCTGATGACCTGTCCGTCAATAACAGCGGACATCTTGTATTTACCCTCCGTCTGTGCCGGTTGCACGGCAATGTCACTGACCTCTACTTCCCGGCCATGTTTCTCCTCACGATACCAGCCTTTGCTTTCGTTGAGTAGTTGCAGGTCACGACCGTCCACGGCTGCACCGATACTGCCCTGTATGTATTCCTGCCGCATCGGAGTTTCTTGCTGCATGAATAATTCTTGTTCCTGCCGCTGCCGTTCTTCCAGTTCATGCCGCACTTCGGGATGCAGGCCGATACTGATGCGTTGTTCGCTGTTGAGCTGTTCTATCGTTACTTTATCGGCAAAGTCCGCTCCGATAATGCCGTTCAGCAGATCCAGCCGTTTCTCCACAGGTTGTTCCTCGATGGATGCGGTAGCCAGTTTTTTCACTTCTTCTTCCGTCAGGTCATAGACCATATCGGCATTGACACTTTCCGATTGTACGGTCAGTGTCCTCCGTTCCATATCCACGATAAGACCGTGCGAAGTAAGGCACTCCGACCATTTCTCGTTGGAAAAATAGACTGGTGAAGCAATCAACTCCTTGTATGCTTGTGCCGGTTCCTTGCTGCGCGGACGGCTGACAAGCGGTGTAATGACCTCCTGCAAGTTCTTCAATACATCTTGCTGTACAATGGGTTGCTCCTGTTGACCGCCTTTGTAGTAAAAGCCGTAGCCACCCGATTGCAGTTCGCCGGGCTTCATGCGCCCGTCTGGGCGTTCGGGTACGATGGATGGCCCCGGAAAGAAAAGCTGCCCACCAACTCTGCGTAGGTGGAAACCCCACTGTTCGCGTGGTGTCCAACCAAGGAATGGAGGGGGCATACCCAGTCGCCCCATGTGTCCGTACTCACCGATACCGATGCGGTAGCCATGTAGCCCCATTGCCACGCGACCGTTGGCATTGCGGGCATGGACGAAATTTTTCGGCATATAGAAGTCTTTTCCTATGATACTCGTGAGTATGTTGTAGGCTTTCTTGTTGGCCGTATTCGTTCCCCAGTCCGTCAGAGCCAACATCTGTCGTTCTGTTATAGGATAGACCAATAACGGTGAATCATGCCCTTGCACAATCAGCCGGTAGCCGCCTCCGTCAAATGCGACATGGGCTTGAAGTCCGTTACGCATCAGTAGATTGCGCATTTCGGGTTGCAAGTCCATCTGCCGAGGATTAGTGTTTGTTCGTATCGTCATAGTCTGATGTTATGATGGTTACTTGTTATGCGTTGCCGTATTTCATAGCCGCTTCCAATTGTTCGTCTTTGAAACGGACAAACCCGGCGGCAGAATCTTCGCAGACCGTGAGTCCTTTTTCCTCACAGTAATGGGCGTACTCCTCCTGCCACTCGGCAGAAAAATGGTTGATGTAATCGAGCCAGCCGTATTCGCCGCTCTGCATCTTCTCGACGAGAATCTCTTCGGGATAATATTTCTGTTGTGCCATACGCTTATATTAAATAGGTTTTATTTGTGAATACCTGCCATTCGGTTACGCTCACCGCTTTTCTTCTGTTCGTTCCACAGTTCTTCTGTGTATTCCTCCTCTGGAACGTAGTCGAGATTGCCGTCATCATCCATCACCCAGCAACCGTAGCAACCGAAGGTGTACTTATCCCATTCACGCTTGGGTTGTTCTTTCCATTTCTGCGCGTCACCTGCGCAGAAACGGATGCCCGTCTTGTTGTGAAGGTCGATGCCTACCGTGACAGGTTCGCCATCCACTGCCACCGTCAGAGGCTCACCATGCTGCATTCCGTTTACTTCTACTGTACCTAAGTGCATTACCTCTGCCAGCACTTTCAGGTTACGGGCGATGATGGGTGTCGGAACATACATCACCTGTTTTGTTTCCTCGTCGATTTGCACGAAAGCTTTACTGCGTCGTCCGTCCGCCATAGCCACGTCTGCAATGATGGATTTGCCGTCAAGCAACTGTTTTTGCTGCTCCTCGTTGTAGCATTCCAGTGGTGACGACTTCAGTGTGGGATAAAAAACCACATCCACCTCGCCGCTATCCATACGGATAAAGGCAAACCGACTGCGACTCTCGATTACTTCGCCATTCTCGTTAGTGACACGCATGGGCAGTACCGGCGAGTAGCCGCCTTTCCCGATTTCTTTCAGGATACACAGGGGCAAATCTTCAATCATTTCTTGGGTAAGCCCAAAGCGGGCCAATGTCGGATAAGGCAGTTCGTTGAACTCAAATTGTTCTTTTTTCATATTCTGAACGATGTTATAAAATTATACTCAGCAAATATAGAGCGATTTCTTATCTGATGACTAAAACATTTCTTTATAAGTGATTATAAAGTGGTATTTTTAATGTTTTGAATATGATTTTTCGCAAATAATCATATTCAAAATTGATTAAATAGTTATATTTGGAGAGAAAACAGTCGGCAATGGACAGACCATAAGAAGAGCGTGCTAACTTTGCTGCCATGAGAAAGATTTTATTATTGATGATGACGGGTGTCTCATTATGTATCACGCCAGCCAAAGCACAATTCAATACCGTTGCCGTTACCCCAACACGCTACAAGATGGAGGTATTGGATATGGGGTTAGACCAAGCGGAACCGGCATCCGAAAGCGAGATTTCCGTACAGGAAGTTTCAACAGGTATCCCGGTATCCGCAGATATGGATAAGAAAAAGTGGATGGATCGTTACTTGAGTGTAAGTTACCCGTTACGTTATATCAAGGTCACTTCGCCTTATGGCTACCGTAAGGACCCGTTTACGGGAAAGAGTAAATTTCATGGCGGACTGGACTTGCGCGCACGTGGCGACAAGGTGATGGCCATGATGGAGGGTGTGGTCGTGAAGGTCGGACAGGACAAGACTTCCGGCAAGTATGTAACCTTGCGGCATGGTAGGTACACCGTCAGTTATTGTCATCTCTCTAAAATTCTTATCGTCAAAGGGGCAATAGTTCATCCTCGTGATGTGGTTGGCATTACCGGCTCCACAGGACGCAGCACCGGCGAACACCTGCATATCACCTGCAAACTCAATGGCAGGAGTATCAGCCCCTCGCTTATACTCGATTATATCCAATCCATCCGGCAGGAGTGTATATCAGCATTGGCAGGTTTGTAAAAGAGAAGTGAAAAGGGCTGAAAACGTTCCGGTTACTTTGTCATCCGTTCAATAATATGGGCAATATGGTTGCCCCAGACGTGTATTTGTACAAGGAGCATCGAAGGCATGGAGAGCGTCTTGCCATAGAAGATAGCCGCCACTACTTTGCCACCGCACCGTTCTATCTCTTCCTTGTAATCCACCACGCTTTGCCCGGTTGTCAGCACATCATCTATGATGATAATCTCTTTCCCTTTGATTTTTCCGGTAATGAGGTAGTTTCGTTCGAGGATACGCTTCTCTCCACCTTTGGCCTCATGCAGGCTTTCTCGTGCATCGCAAATATCAACGTCGTACAGTCCTGAAGTTAAATCCTGTCGGTGCTTTCCGATGTACCAGTCGAGCCGTTTGAACCGTTGACCGTATTTTATCCAGTTGCTACACGGCATGAACATTATATGGTAAGGTCTCTTTTTCAGTTGCAAGGCATTCATACACGTTTTAAAGAACTCGATTCCGTGTATATCTCCTTGTTTGAACTGGTAGATGGAATGGCAGAAAGCCCTCTGTTCATCATTGAGCAGCGCATTGTATCGTGACGGATAGTAATATCCGTAAAAGGAGATTCGGATGCCTCGTAACTTGAACGGCTTATGGGGAGAATGGCCATCAAACCGTTCGGGATGCAAGAGACAGAACATACGGCAGGCTTCCCGATGACCGGCCATTACCGCCAGACGACAGTAACGTTCACGTTCCTCGCTCTTTTCGGTCAACCGTGCGGCGGCGAATGCCGCTTCTCCTGCTTTTCGTCGCCAGTAGCCGATAATATACCACAATGCCCCAATTGTGAAAAGCAGGAGTATGAACAATAGTCTTGCATTCATCGTATTTTTATTTGAATGAAGCGGCCCGTTTCAATCCGGTTATTTACAACATTACGGTGTATTTCGACATAATCGGATATGGGGGTTATGGCTTCATTACTTATATCAAATTCGTTTTCACTCACTTGCAAAGTTAGCAAAATCGTGGCACTAATCTAAAATAGCACCGATAATTTATAAGCCATATCACTTTTATATCATAAAGTCTTGCCCATACAATTTCCTCTTTTAATTGTACATGCTCAACTTTTATAGAAGATGTTCGCCCTGACCGGTACACGGCAAATGGCATACAAGTCTGCTATATGCTGTGTACCAGTCTTTGGGATAAAGCAAGGACGATGGCACATTTGCCACAAGTGTCAATCAAGCCAATCTGTTGTCCTTGCAGCGACCTCTGCTATCTGTTCTTTTGTAACCGGCAATGCCGTCTGTTTGTTTTTATAGCTTCGCCCCACACCATCAGCGGAGCGTCACAGGACTTGTCCGCAAGAGACATTCACTCACCTTATGGCAGCAGAGCTGCTATGGGGTGAGTGAAAGACTCTTTACGGAAGCCAAACATGAAAAGACCGTACACCTCGGTCACAAACTGCCAAGGCTTACGCTTCGCCAGATTTGAGACTAAGTTGTACGGTCACTTCATCGGGAAGTTTGGACCGGCAAGCCACAGACGCTCCACTGCCCACCCATTCCTTTTATAAATCTTGCACCTATTCTACATGTCTATATGACAACCGCCTGTAGTAAGAAAGCATATTCTGTTTGTCGGTTAGCTCTGCCGTAGTCATATTTTCCGCAAAGTAAGCCGCCTTTTACCAAACATCAAATCGCCACTATCGCTGGAACGAAAAATCTTCCTCTGACACGTCAGAGCGTATTTCTTGTCCCCGTTTTGTCTTATCGGTATTCTTGGGCGGCAGTTGATGGCAGAAAATATCCCTCAGCAGGCTGAACAGCCTTCAAAAAGAGGGAAAAAGAAAAATTATCAGAGTTATGGCAAAGACGATAGACATAGAACTTCAAAAACAGTTGGACAAGCCACAGGCATGGTTCTGTAAGTATTTTCCTGCACGCATACGCAATGTGAGTGAGCGTGAGATAGCAGACCGCAAGTTAGTCTTTGATTTCAAGGATGGACGGGCATACGAAGAGGTTGCTCAACGCACGGCAGCCAACATGACCGGACGTTATGGAACATCATGTACCAACATTGTATTTTCTCCCGTACCGGCATCCACCGATAAGAAGAACGAGATACGTTACAAAGCATTCTGCCAAAGAGTATGCGAACTGACGGGAGCTATCAATGGTTATGACCATGTATCAGTGAGTGGTGAGAGGCTAACCATTCACGAAAACCGTAAGGCAGAGAAAGAAGTCCGTAAGGTAAACGTCATTGAGTTTGATTCGGCTTTTTTCAACGGCAGGTCTGTGGTAGTCTTTGATGATGTGATAACCAAAGGGCTGAGTTATGCTACCTATGCCAATCAGCTTGAAAGCCTTGGTGCTAATGTACTCGGAGGTATATTCCTCGCAAGAACCCATTACAAAGTGAAATAATATGACCCAGACAAAGTATGATAAGGCAGTGTCCGTTTGCTTCAGTGGACACCGCAATATTCCATTCCTATACAGGAAGCAACTGAAGCTGCAATTAAAGGTAGCGATAACCAAGGCATACTCTGGAGGTTATCGTCATTTTTACTGTGGTTGTGCCATGGGGTTTGATATGCTGGCGGCAGAAGTTGCTCTTGCGTTGCAGTCCGAATTGTCAGGTCTGCAAGTTATTGCCGTAGTACCGTATCGCGGACAATCCGAGCGGTGGAACGATGCGATGAAAGCCCGGTATGATACTATTCTCTGTAACTCGGATGATGTTATCATCCTGAGCGAACACTACTACCATGGCTGTTTGCTTCGACGCAACGACTATATGGTTTTTCACAGTTCGTCTCTTATTGCCTGGTATGACGGCAAACCCAAGGGTGGTACGTTTTATACTTATCGTAAGGCTACAGCGAATGGACTAAAAGTTCTAAATCTCTATGGCAGCTCAATCGTATAACAGCCATCTTGTTTTCGCATATTCCGAGCCGTAGCGGTGACTCCTTTGCCATTCATGTAAAGGCTGTTTTGTCAGCCATAGCGTGATATGGCAAAGTACGCTATTAGTTCTGATGTATTGCCCGGCTTTACCTATGTACCGGTTTAGTTGGTGTGCTGTATTTTTATATCTTCGGAGGCTCCATCCTCCTTATATCTTTCTCTACCTTTTTTAGTATTCGGCTTAAAAAGTAATATACTTGCCTTACTTTTCGCCTATTTAGCATGTTTAGGGCACGTCTTTTATAATAAAAGTGCAGCAATCGGTTGCTGCACTTTTGCTATAATATCTATTTGTCATATTAGACCTTCCCGTACACCGTCCTCATTTTTCCGTCCACCAGCACCTTATTTGACCGCACAATCCAAGCTCTGCCGTCATTCAATCCGCATTCCAATGCCTTTTCGCCGCCGCCGATTAGTACCGGAACGGTTGTCACTGTGATTTCGTCCGCCAGCCCGTTATCCAAGAGTAAAGCCCCGATTTCCTCACCGTAAGCCACCACCATACCGTCGCCGTCTTCCTTCATCTGTCTCAGTTCTGCCACTGCATCTCCTTGGATGAACTTCACTCGTTCATTCTCCGTCAGGTCGATGCCGCCGTTCGTCACAACCAAAGTCTCTTTCGCCGTAATCGGCCAACCCAAATGGTTCATATAAATACGCAGGTAAGTTTCTTCGTCAATCAGCACACAACTGGAGGCATCCACAGCCGCATCAAAATGCTTGTCCGAAGGAGCCGGACAACCGTCGATGGACTGGTACACGTGCAAGGAAATCTGTTTCATATTCAATGTGTTTTTAAGAATTATGTCCACCTTGCACCCTAAAGAACAGCATGAACCCACACTATTCCGGAATAGAGGTACTGCCATACCTAAAAGGCAGATAAGCAAACCCTTGCTGTATAAACATACAGTATGAATATTTTGCTATACATCTTGTCTTTTTGATAAGTGTCAGTTTTCTATTCCAAGACGTTCAGTGAACGTATAATATGTATATCAATCTCCGCCTGTTTCCAAGCCGAGTATGAATCTTCCATGTCACGACAATGACCGTACCCGAAAGTACCGTCTGCTGTCTTCATTTTGACAAAGATAACGAAAGATTGGCGGACAAGCAAACAAAAACCATTGTTTTTCAGATTGCCTGTTCCGAACTGCATTCTGTCTTATCAAAAAGACTTACTCATTCCCTATGATTTAATGCAGTCGTCATTCTGCAATTATCAAGAGATGGGCCAATCCATCCGATTCCACCTCCCTTTATAGTTCACCTTCCTCCGATATAGTACGGGCAATTCGTTCCGGTTGTCCGTTACCCTGTTTTAACACCCCTGTTTTACAGTTTTATTCATCCCTTTCTATTTGATTGTCATTTATTATCGTT